TAAAAATTCTCCGGAGGATATTTTTGAAAAAGCAATTCAACCCGGGCATTTATATTTTAGATAGTGTTTACACGGACTTCAGGCTCACCGTTCCATTTGGGGCACGAGTTTCCATCGTTCATCTTTTCTCTCCTTTCAGATAAAGACCCCAACGAGTCGCGGAAGTCCGTCTAAATGCTATCTAAACCATATGAAAGTGCCTAATACTAACATGAGAGGAATGTTGTAAATGGCGAAAGTTAAGAGTTCAACTCCTCCTGGTTCGCCTAAACAGAGAAGACCAGCTCTAACACCAGAAGCCAGAGAGAATCAGCTGATTTCTTTGGCGATAGATCTGGTGGAACAGAGGTTAATCGATGGTACAGCCTCGTCTCAGGAGACCACGCACTTTCTCAAACTTGCTTCTACCAAAGCCAAGATCGAGAAAGAGATACTTTTGGAGGAGAAGAAGCTGATAGCCGCCAAGACTGAGGCGCTTGAGTCTTCTAAGGAGATGAAGGGCCTATACGCAGAAGCTCTGAACGCTATGAAACGTTACAGTGGCGGTGGTTCCGATGATTAGAACATATTCTGAGTTGTCAACGCTCACGAACTTCAAGGATCGGTTTCGTTATCTGAAACTTGACGGTGCGGTTGGCGAAGCAACCTTCGGGTTTGATCGATATTTGAATCAGTTATTCTATCGATCTCAACGATGGAGGAAGATACGAGACGAAGTTATTGTAAGGGACTGCGGTTGTGATCTTGGGATCGAAGGATACGAGATTTACAAGTATGCTATGATCCACCACATGAATCCAATAACCGCAAAAGATATACAAGACGAAAGCGAGTATTTACTTAATCCAGAGTATCTTATAACCACGACTCAACGAACACACAATGCAATCCATTACGGCGACGAGGATTTATTGCTCACGATGCCGGTGGAACGAACCCAGAACGACACATGCCCATGGAGGCGATAGGAAGGAGGATTATATGGAAAGTATCCTGACATCAATCAAGAAGCTGCTTGGCATCCATGCAGACGACACATCATTCGACCCGGACATAATCATGCACATCAATTCTGTGTTTATGATTCTTCGGCAGTTAGGGGTTGGACCAGAAGAGGGTTTTGCCATTGAAGGTGAAGATGCTCTGTGGACTGATTTCATGCCAGCCGGTGCGATGCTCGAAGGCGTGAAGTCTTACATGTATATGAAAGTGCGACTTCTCTTCGATCCTCCTACTACAGCATCTATGTTCGACTCAATGACACGATTGACGAACGAATTCGAGTGGCGACTCAACGTTACAGCTGAGTCTTTCGCTCAGTAAGGAGGAATTCAAAATGAATAGCACATATCTTGAGCATCACGGTATAAAAGGTATGCGTTGGGGGATTCGAAGATACCAGAACAAAGATGGATCTCTCACACCTGCTGGACGAAGGAGACTGAGTCAGTTAGATGCTGAGAGGGAAGCACTCGCTGGAACCAAATCCGAGAGCAAACCCAAAACATTTAGAGAGATGTCAACAGACGAGCTTCGGGACCAGATAAATAGACGACGCATGGAGAAAGAATATCTTGAACTAAATAAACAGGTTTCAGATCTCGCTCCGGCAGAAGTCTCAACCGGAAAGAAGATAGTCTCGCATCTTAGCGCTAAGGTTATTGTTCCTGCAATAACAGATGCCGGAAAGAAATTTCTTACCGATTTCTTGAATAAGCAAGGCTCTAAACTTCTTGGGCTGGATAAGACGGAAGATGCCGCTAAGCCGCTTAAGGACGTTGTCGCTGATATGAACCTCAAGAAACAGAAGATCGAACTCGATAAATATTTCAATGAGTATAATAAGCAGCAGGCGTCCAAACAGAAGTCTACGAAAGATTCTTCGGATAAGAAGACTACCTCTGGCGAGCCGGAGAAGAAAGCAACATCAGACGACTCGAAGAAGGGTTCGTCGACAGAATCGAAGAAAACCCCTCAAAATGAATCGCCAAAATCTGAGTCAAGTAAGAAGTCAGAAAAGACAGAAACTTACACAGGAAAGGTATACGGCGAAGGAACCGCTCATGAGACGTTCACGAGGAATGAGGAAAAGAGAAGAAACAGTGGAACCGTTTACACTTACGATTTTACTGACAAGACTGCTAGCGATCCAGAGGTTCGAGCGGTGGTTAATGTCGGTCAGCAGTATGTAGCCGGTCTGCTGGAGGAAAAGAAGAAGTAGGTGACCCAAATGGCATTATCGAATACTGCTACACCTATATACTACGGCCAGTTTCGAGATGCTGTGCTTAGAGGCGATATACCTGTTTGTGAGACTATCTCCATGGAGATGAACCGAATAGATGCTTTAATCGCTAACCCTGGGGTTTGGTACGACGACCAAGCTGTCCAGGGTTTTATTGATTATTGCGAGAACGAACTTACACTAACCGACGGAAGTGATCTGAACCTGCTTGATACATTCAAGTTATGGGCAGAGCAGATATTCGGATGGTATTACTTCGTAGAGAGAAGTATATACGTTCCATCTCCAGACGGACACGGCGGTCGATATGTCAATAAACGAATCAAGAAACGACTCATAAACAAACAATACTTGATCGTTGCTCGTGGAGCAGCAAAGTCGATGTATGCATCTTGTTTACAGAGCTATTTCTTGAACGTAGACACATCAACAACGCATCAGGTCACTACTGCGCCGACCATGCCTCAAGCAGAAGAAGTTTTGTCACCGATTCGGACGTCTATAACACGAGCGAGAGGCCCGTTATTCAAGTTCCTTACTGAAGGTTCGATTCAGAATACAACCGGTTCTAAGGCGAATCGAGTGAAACTGGCATCAACCAAGAAAGGAATTGAGAACTTCTTAACTGGTTCGCTTCTTGAGATTCGTCCTATGACGATTGATAAGTTACAGGGCCTGCGAGTAAAGATAGCAACCGTTGACGAGTGGCTTTCGGGTGATGTCAAGGAAGACGTTGTTGGTGCGCTTGAGCAAAGTGCTGCTAAGGAACAGAGTGCGTCTGAGAATAATGACTATCTGATCATTGCAATCAGTTCGGAAGGTACTGTCCGTAACGGTAGTGGTGACACAATCAAAATGGAATTGATGAACATCTTGAAAGGTGATTACATCAATCCTCATACTTCTATCTGGTGGTACAAGCTCGACAGTATCGATGAAGTTGGTAATCCCGATATGTGGCGTAAAGCTCAGCCGAATATAGGTAAAACCGTCACATATGAAACATACCAGCTTGAGGTTGAGAAAGCAGAGAAGAACCCGGCAGCTAGAAACGATATCCTAGCAAAACGATTCGGAATTCCGATGGAAGGCTACACGTATTTCTTTACTTACGATGAAACACTTCCTCATAGAAAGAGAGATTACTGGAGTATGCCATGTGCACTTGGTGCGGATTTGTCGCAGGGTGACGACTTCTGTGCTTTCACATTTCTGTTTCCATTGTCTGATGGATCGTTCGGAGTTAAGACTCGTGATTACATTTCTTCGGTTACATTGATGAAGTTACCTACCGCAATGAGGGTTAAATATGACCAGTTCATGAAAGAAGGTAGTTTGATAGTTCTCGAGGGAACAGTACTAGATATGATGCAGGTTTATGACGACCTAGACAATCACATCGTGTCCTGTGGGTACGATGTTCGATGCTTTGGCTTTGACCCATACAATGCTAAAGATTTTGTTGCTAGGTGGGAAACCGAGAATGGACCGTTTGGTATTGAGAAGGTTATACAGGGCGCTAAGACTGAGTCAGTTCCTCTTGGGGAGTTGAAGAAACTAGCCGAACAGAGAATGTTACTCTTTGACGAGGATCTTATGACCTTCGCGATGGGTAACTGCATTACTTTGGAGGACACAAACGGCAACCGCAAATTATTGAAGAAGCGATATGATCAGAAGATAGACGCTGTAGCTGCTATGCTAGATGCTTACGTCGCTTATAAGGTGAACAGAGAAGCTTTCGAATAAGGAGGAACTTCAAAATGGATTTAATAACCCGGATCCAAAGAGGCTGGAACGCATTCCGGAATCGCGATCCGACTACTGACTATAGAGACTATGGAGAAAGCTATTATTATCGTCCCGATCGTCCAATGTTTACGAGAGGGAATGAACGGTCAATAGCCACTTCCGTATATAACCGTATAGCATTGGACGCGTCGTCTATAATGATTCAGCATGTTCGTTTGGACGAAAATAGTCGGTTCTCTTCAGTGATTAATTCTGGGCTGAACAATTGTCTTAATCTTGACGCTAATCTTGATCAGACGGGTCGAGCGTTCTTACAGGACGCAGTCATGTCGATGCTTGATGAAGGTTGTGTTGCTCTTGTGCCGGTGATCACCGATGCAAACCCTGACACCACCAGTTCCTACGATATACTTTCGATGCGAACCGGAAGAATCATAGAATGGCGTCCAGCACACGTTAAGGTTCGTGTCTACAACGAACTGACGGGAAGAAAGGAAGATCTTATACTTCCTAAGAGCACAGTAGCTATCGTTGAGAACCCTCTTTACGCTGTCATAAACGAGCCAAACTCGACGATGCAGCGTCTGATAAGGAAACTTAGTTTGTTGGATGTTACTGACGAACAGACCGCATCTGGCAAACTAGATTTAATCATTCAGCTTCCTTATGTGATCAAGACTCCGGCTCGGCAACAGCAAGCAGAAGATCGTCGGAAAGCTATTGAGATGCAGCTGGCAAGCTCGAAGTATGGTATTGCATACACGGATGGAACCGAGCGAATTACTCAGCTTAATCGTCCAGCAGAGAATAACCTCATGAAACAGATCGAGTATCTTACTAACTTGCTTTATAGCCAGTTGGGTATTACTCAGACTGTTATGGATGGAACTGCCGACGATAAGACGATGCTTAACTACTACAGTAGGACCATCGAGCCTATTGTATCTGCTATAGTCGATGAGCTTAAGCGAAAGTTCCTGACTAAGACAGCTAGGTCTCAGGGTCAGTCGATAATGTTCTTCAGAGATCCGTTCAAGCTCGTTCCCGTTAATGATCTTGCTGAGCTTGCCGATAAGTTCACTCGTAACGAGATAATGACGTCTAACGAAATTCGTCAGATTGTCGGAATGAAGCCGTCAGACGACCCTAAGGCAGACGAACTTAAGAACAGTAATATTGCCGAATCTAAGCAAGAGGCGCAAGAACAACTCGACGTTGTAGATGAGGAGATCAAAGAAAACGATAAAGGAGGAGAAAATCAAAATGGATGAACAGTTTGACTTTTGTGGTTGGGCCACAAAGAACGACCTTCAGTGTTCTGATGGTCGCATAATCCGTAAAGATGCTTTTAAGCATAATGACGGAGAAACGGTTCCGCTTGTTTGGAACCATGACCATACAGATCCGTATAGGGTCATTGGCCATGCCAAACTCCAGAATCGTCCGGAAGGTGTATATGCATATGGTAAGTTCAATGACACAGACCTTGGCAAGACGGCAAAGGTTTACGTCGAACATGGTGATATCACTCATATGTCTATATACGCTAATCAGTTACAGCAGCAGGGGCCTAATGTTCTGCATGGGGCTATACGAGAAGTAAGTCTCGTCCTCGCGGGCGCAAACCCCGGTGCCTACATTGAATCAGTCATCAAGCACGGTGAGGAATCCGAAGATGAAGCTATTATCTTCACGGGAGAAGACATATCGCTATCCCACGCTGAAGATGAGACTCCGGAAGAGGATGCTGAGCTGGAGCATGCTGATACTAAAAAGGAGGACTCGAAGATGGCAGAAGAAGCCAAGAAACCCGACGACGAAAAGAAGTCGGAAGGTGAAAAAACAGTTGGTGAAGTGTTTGATACGCTCACTGACGAACAGAAGGACGCCGTATATGCCGTTATTGGCCAGGCGATCGAAGATTCCAAAAATAATAAAGAAGGAGATACTGATATGAAGCATAATGTATTCGACCAGACCGAAGAAACCCAGGAGAACACTCTTTCGCACGATGCTATGGATGCTATCCTTGGCGACGCTAAGCGTTACGGTTCTCTCAAGGACAGTGTCCTTGCACACGCTCAGGAGTATGGCATCGAGAACATCGATTACCTCTTCCCCGAAGCTAAGAGCCTCAACACTCCCCCCGAATTTATCAAGCGTGAGACCGGTTGGGTGAGCAAGGTTATGGGTGCAATCCATCATACCCCGTTCTCTCGCATCAAGTCGCAGTTTGCGAACATCACTGAGGAGGATGCTAGAGCAAAAGGTTACATGAAGGGCAACCTTAAGAAGGAAGAGGTATTCTCGCTCCTTAAGAGAACGACTACCCCGACTACGATCTATAAGAAGCAGAAGCTCGATCGCGATGATGTCATTGACATTACCGATTTCGACGTTGTCGCATGGATTAAGTCCGAGATGCGTCTGATGCTTGACGAGGAAATTGCAAGAGCAATTCTTCTCGGAGATGGCAGACTCGCATCCAGCGACGACAAGATCAACGAGCAGAACATTCGCCCGATTGTCTCTGACGAGGACCTCTACACCATCAAGACCAAGGTCAGTGTAGCAAATACTGCTACGTCCGACGACAAGGCAAGAGCGTTCATCAAGGCTGTCATCAAGTCTCGCAAGAACTATAAGGGTTCTGGTGAGCCGACCCTCTATACTACCGAGGATCTCGTCACCGACTGCCTGCTTCTCGAGGACACTACCGGTCGTATAATCTATGACTCTCTTGAGAAACTCAAGAACGCTCTCAGAGTCAAAGAGATTGTTACCGTTCCGGTTATGGAAGACGCAAAGGGTAAGAATGATCTTCCGCTGATGGGCATCATCGTAAACCTCGCAGACTATAATGTTGGCGCGGACAAGGGCGGAGCTATCAACATGTTTGATGACTTCGACATTGACTACAACCAGCAGAAGTACCTCATCGAGACTCGTTGCTCCGGTGCCCTGACTAAGCCGTATTCGGCTATCGCGCTTGAGCTCGATCAGGCTACGGCGTAATCTAAAATAGTTTTTTACAGGAGGTAATTAAACATGGCAAAGATTTATGATCAGGCCAAGGATAAGAACGTAGCGGCTATCGTTATCTACGGTAAGGGAACCGATGGACAGGCATATGTCGATGCTGAGGGTAAGACCCAGTTCAAGACTAGCGAACTGAAGGACGCATTCCTCAAGAGAGCAGTAGTCCAGATCGGTTCTGACTACTTTATTCCGGTTGCGTTCTCGGTTGCGTCCAATGTTGGCACGGTTACCTATGCAAAGGCTGGCTCTACTGCTGGCACCGCAGCAACTGCTACTCTGGTATCTGTTGCTGACTAAGCATTCGAGGTGAAAATTCAAAATGGCGAAATATTATGGGAAAATCGGCTACAACGAATCGGTGGAAACAACACCTGGTGTGTGGGAAGAGAAAATTACAGAGCGTTCGTACTACGGCGATCTGATAAAGAATTCCCGGCGGCTTCAGTCTGCTGATAAAGTTAATGATGATATTAACATCAGCAATGAAATAAGCATTGTAGCCGATCCATACGCCACGAACAATTTTCACTCGATGCGCTATGCTGAGTTCATGGGTACCAAATGGAAGATAACCAACGTCGAAGTTCAGTACCCCAGACTAATACTGTCTCTTGGGGGTTTGTACAATGGATAACAGACTAGATCTGCAAAGCTTATTCGAGACTCTGCTCGGAAGCCGAAATGTGTATTTTCAACCCCCAGAGTCACTTAAACTGAATTATCCAGCGATTGTTTATTCACTCGATAATCTCGAGAACAAACACGCAAACGATTCGGTTTACAACATGAGGGATCGATATTCGGTGACGTATATAACCCAAAACCCTGATGATCAAGCAATAAGGGTACTCGCTTTGAGGCCGTTATGCAGGTTTGATCGTCACTACAAATCTGATAACCTCAACCACTATGTTTATACATTATATTTCTAAAAGGAGGACAAACATATGTCTAAACTCGTATGGGATAATACTGGCGATCGCCTTTATGAGACTGGTGTAAAGCAGGGCGTTCTTTATCCTGTATCTTCCACCGGTACGTATCCTAAGGGCGTAGCATGGAACGGTCTTACTGCCGTTACCGAGAGCCCGTCTGGTGCTGAGGCAACCGCGCTTTATGCAGATGACATGAAATACCTCAACCTTTATTCGGCTGAGGAGTTCGGTGCAACCGTCGAGGCTTACACTTATCCCGAGGAATTCGGTGAGTGTGACGGTTCTGCTGAAATTGCTAAGGGTGTCCAGATCGGTCAGCAGACACGTAAGGCATTCGGCATGTGCTATCGTACCACTATCGGTAACGATACCGAGGGTGATGCACACGGTTATAAGCTTCACATCATCTATGGTGCTATGGCTTCTCCGTCTGAGAAGGCTTACGCTACCATTAATGATAGTCCGGAGGCAATCACTTTCTCCTGGGAGCTTACCACCACGCCGGTTAATGTTACCGGAAAGAAGCCTACCGCTTCGCTCACAATCGACTCTACCAAAGCCGATCCTACTAAGCTTGCAGCGCTTGAGGCAATTCTCTATGGCTCGGATGCGGCAGCGCAGGGTGGGTCTAGCACCGACGCTAGACTTCCGCTTCCTGACGAGATCGCTGAACTCATGGCGGTCACCGGGGGCTAATACCTAAACGTTTTGGGCCGTTTCAGTTAAAAGCTGGCGGCCCTTTTCTTTTTAACTCAACAAATACTTTTTCTAATTTCGAAAGGAGATTAACAAAATGCTTAAGAAAACTATTACCTACACGGATTACAACGGTGTCGAGAAGAAAGAGGACTTCTACTTCAACCTTACAAAGGCAGAGGTTGTGGAAATGGAGCTTACTACCACCGGTGGTCTTGCTGAGACCATCACCAAGATCGTAGATGCTAAGGATGTTCCAGCGATTGTCAAGATCTTTAAGGATCTTATCTTTAAGGCATACGGAGAGAAGAGTGCAGATGGTAAGAGGTTCGTTAAGTCCAAGGAACTGGCTGAGGCATTCTCTCAGACCGAGGCATATTCAGAACTGTTCATGGAACTTGCTACTGACGCAGACGCTGCTGCTAAATTCGTAAACGGGATTACTCCGGTAGAAATTCCGGCAGACCAGCTTGAGAAAGCTCGTCTTAATGCTGCCAAGGCATAAAGAATAAATTAATGGAGGTGTGAGGATGCTTCAGATTACAGTGCCCATAAGTCCAGAAGGCTGGGACGAAGAGAGGCAAGAGTTTGTCGATCCGCAAGTAAAAACATTGCAGTTGGAGCATTCTCTCGTCTCTATTTCAAAATGGGAATCGAAGTGGCATAAAGCTTTTCTGTCTAAGAAAGATAAGACAGAAGAAGAGATATTCGATTACGTAAAGTGTATGACGCTTACCCAGAATGTTGATCCGTCTGTATACGATCATCTTACAATCGACAATGTTAACCAGATAAAGGCATACATTGAAGACCCGATGACAGCTACGGTAATCAACACTAACTCATCAGATAAATCCAATAAAGAAATAGTCACGTCAGAGCTTATTTATTATTGGATGATAGCCCTTAACATTCCATCCGAGTATCAGAAGTGGCACATTAACAGACTACTTAAGCTGATAGAAGTGTGTAATGTAAAGAACTCACCGCCTAAGAAGAGAAGCAAATCGGACATCATGAGGAGTAACGCCGCATTGAACGCTGCCAGACGAAAGCAGCTTGGTACTAGGGGGTGACTCCCATATGAAGTGTAGCAAATGCAAAGAAACAATCGGAGAAAAGCTTGGTCGATCGCCTATCAATTATTATTCCGATTTGTTCATTGTAGCTATGGTGCTTATGTGGATCGTCGATAACATATACGAATCTATCATAGCGACCATAGTGACTATCGCTTCAGTGATCTTAAGCCATGAGACTGGAACTAGTTGCTATGACACGACGATGTGGACATCCATAGGTGCAAATGTCGCCGTTCCATTGTCATGTGGAGGAGCCGTATGGATGGTTAAGAACTCGGTCCAGCACGCTATAAGCTACTACAAAGGAAAAGAAGCAGCTAAGGACTTTCCTGCTGTTGAACCGGAAGGCGAAAACGAAGAGATAAAGTTAGAAACAGAAATGGATTCTGAAAAGAAAGGAGGTACCGAAGATGATACCATTTGAAACATTCTTACTCGGGGCGCTTATCGTATCGACCGTTACAGGTCTCGTTACCGAAGTGCTTAAGAAGATTCTTATAGAACATAAGTGGAACTACCATGCAAACACGCTCGCTGGGGCAGTTGCTATCGTTCTGTCTGCGGCAGCGGGCATTAGTTATATTGCAATTACTGGCGTCGGCTTTACAGCACAGACCGTTGTACAGTTGGTCGTGCTCGTATTCATAAGCTGGCTTTGTTCGATGGTCGGCTACGACAAAGTCGTTCAGGCAATCAAACAATTCAAAATGGATGGAAAGGATGATAAGAATGAGTAATAGTTCATTAGTCAGCTATACAAAACTTAGTCCGAATAGGACAAGTCCTAGAAATCACAAAATTGACACGGTTACAATTCATTGCGTAGTTGGGCAGTGTCGAGTCGAAGCCCTCGGAGACCTCTTTGCTAAACCAGAACGCCAGGGGTCATCTAATTATGGAATCGGATACGACGGTAAGATTGGATTATTCGTAGAAGAGAAGAATCGTTCTTGGTGCTCTGGTGGCAAAGACAAGAATGGCAATCCTATACGAGTCAACGGTATATCCGGTGGCGATAACGATCACCGAGCTATAACCATTGAGGTGGCTTCCGATACGAAGCATCCGTATGCTGTAACGAAAGCGGCTTACAATAGCCTGATTAATCTTCTTGTCGACATTTGTCAGCGAAATAACATTAAGGAGCTTAAGTGGAAAGGTGATAAGAATCTCGTTGGTCGAGTCGATCAGCAGAACATGACAGTTCACAGATGGTTCGCCAACAAGGCATGCCCTGGTGATTATCTGTATAATCGCCATGGTCAGATTGCCAAAGAAGTAAACGAGCGCCTTAATAAGAAGATAACAAAACCAGCAGCCACTAGCAAAGTCCCATACAGAATAAAGAATTCAACTCGGAATCTTGAGATTCATACGGGACCAGGCGCTAACTATTCGAAGGCTCGTACTTTTATGCCACTTGGTGTGTACACGATAGTTGAAGAATCGAATGGTTGGGGCAAACTCAAGAGCGGAGCAGGCTGGATCAACCTTAGCAAAGTTACAAAGCTGTAGGAGGACATCCGATGATAACGTTCAGACACAAGGGCAACTTTGACAAGTTAACAGTTTTCCTTGAGAAAGCGGATAGAACTGCTCGTCTTAAAGATCTCGATAAGTATGGTCGGGAAGGTGTAGCAGCCCTTGCGTCTGCAACACCGGTTAACACAGGTTTAACCGCTTCATCGTGGTATTACGAGATTAAACGTCAAAATGGAGTTGTGGCTTTGAATTTCTGCAACTCGAATGTGAATAATGGTGTTCCGATTGCAATTATACTCCAGTATGGTCATGGCACTCGGAACGGTGGCTGGGTAGAAGGAAGAGATTATATCAATCCTGCTATTCAGCCTATTTTTGATAGAATCGCAAATGACGCATGGAGGGAGGTTACTAAACTGTGAGTAAACAAGTCGACGAACGAGTCGTATCAATGCAATTTGATAATCGACAGTTCGAAAAGAACGTCCATACTAGCATGAGCACCCTCGAAAAGTTAAAGCAAAAACTTAATTTGAGCGGCGCTGCAAAAGGATTAGACGGTCTAAACTCCGCAGCTAAGAAAGTCGATTTGTCGGGTTTAGGTAACGGAGTCGAAGCGGTTCGTTCCAAATTTTCGGCTTTGGAAGTCATGGGAGTGACCGCTCTTGCTAACATAACCAATTCAGCAGTAAATGCTGGAAAACGTATTGTCTCGGCATTGACTATTGATCCTGTGAAAACCGGATTTGAGGAATACGAAACCCAGATCAATGCAATTCAGACAATTCTGGCAAACACTCAAAAGGAAGGCACAAACGTTGAGCAGGTTAACGCCGCGTTAGACGAGCTCAACTATTATGCTGACAAGACGATCTACAACTTTACGGAGATGACCAAGAACATTGGTACATTTACCGCAGCAGGTGTCGATCTGAAGACCTCGGTCTCGGCAATCCAGGGTATTGCTAACCTTGCAGCAGTGTCAGGCTCTACGTCAATTCAAGCATCAACGGCAATGTATCAGCTTTCGCAGGCATTAGCGGCTGGTAAAGTGTCTCTTATGGACTGGAACTCGGTTGTCAATGCTGGTATGGGCGGACAGGTGTTCCAGGATGCCTTGCTTGAGACGTCGAGATTGCTTAAGACCGGCGCCGATGAAGCTATTGAGGCAAACGGTTCGTTCAGGGAATCTCTTCAGGAGGGTTGGTTAACTGCTGAGGTATTAACTGCAACACTTAATAAGTTTACCACCTCTGGCGCAAATGAATACGTTGCCGAATACGCTGGGCTCTCAAAAGATGCCGTTGAAGCAGCAATCAAATCCGCCGAAGCACAATATGGCGAAGCCGATGCGATTGAATACGCATCGAAGGCGCTGGCTAAGAAGTCTGGTAAGAGCGCCGAAGAGATTAAATCAGTTCTTAACATGGCTAGGACAGCAGAAGATGCTGCTACCAAGGTCAAGACCTTCTCGCAGTTATGGGATACCTTGAAAGAGGCTGTTCAGTCCGGATGGGGTCAAACCTGGCGATTGATAGTTGGCGACTTCGATCAGGCTAAAGAGCTGTTCACGGGATTGTCTGACTTCTTTGGCGGGATAATCAACCGAATGAACGATTTCCGTAATAACCTGCTCGAGGGTGCTTTATCAAACCCGTTTACTGGGTTCCTTGACAAACTTAACGCATCCTCAATAGGTAAGGTCGCAGATAAAGTTGAATCCGTGACTATGAGTCTTGAGAAGTATCAGAAGGTTGTAAATGATGTTTGGCGAGGCGACTACAAGACATCTGATACCGGCAGATACGAGATGCTCGATAAGGCCGGATATAATCACAAGGTTGTTCAGGATCTTGTAAATAAGGGATATCAATACAAACTCACTGTTGAAGATATCGAAGCTTCTGAGAAGAAGTTTGGTGTCAGCTTGAGTAAAACGTCGGAAGCAGCAGAAGATACGGCAAAGAAATTTGAGAATCTTTCCGATGAGCAGCTGAAGAATGCGGGATTAACCGAAGACGAGATAAAAATGTATAGGGACTTGGAGGATCAGTCTAAAAAGACTGGCAAATCTATACAGGAACTCGTCGATGAAATGGGAAAGAAAGACGGTCGCACTCTTCTTTTAGAGTCGTTCGCGAACGCCGGAAAAGGTCTCGTAGCAATAATAGGTGCTATTAAAGATGCTTGGTTAGACGTGTTCCCTCCTCCCACCGTTATGCAGCTGTATAATGTGATAAGCGCACTCAACGCATTCTCACAGAAACTGAAAGTTAGTGGCGAAACGGCGGACAAACTTAAGCGTACGTTCAAGGGCCTGTTCTCGATTCTTCATATCATTTCTACCGTTGTTGGTGGAGTTCTTAACACAGCATTCAAGATTGCCAAGCAAGTACTTGGGGCTTTTAATTTAGATATCCTCGATGTTACTGCTAGCATAGGCGACGCTTTAGTCAAGTTTGACGAATGGTTTAGTAGCATATTTGACTTCACTGAACTTATCAAGAAAGCGGTTCCATATATAAAAGATATGGCGAACTCGATTCGAGAATGGTTCAGCGGGATTAAAGATGCTGATAATATACCAAAGTATATTATAGAAGGCTTAGTAAACGGTCTTATTACCGGTGTCAAAGCTGTCGGTAATGCTGCGCTTTCGCTCGGTAAAGTGATTCTCGAGAAAGTTAAGAATTTCTTAGGAATTCACTCGCCATCGACAGAGTTTATAGAGATCGGCAAGAACTGTATTTCTGGATTTGTGATCGGAATTCAAAATGGAGTTTCGTTTATCTGGGAAACGCTCAAAGGAATAGTTTCTAAAGGTTCTGAGATACTTAAGAATATCGACTGGGGTACTGTTATAGCTGGCGCTCTTAGCGCGTCTCTTGTGTATTCCATTGTAAAGTTTGCCAAAGCAATAGACAAACTTGCTAGTCCGATAGAAGGTATAGGCGATGTTCTAACTGGGTTCGGCGAAGCGCTCGGCGGGCTAGGAAAGTATTTCAAAGCTTTGTCTTTTAGTATTAAACTGAAAGCGGTCAGAGATCTTGCATTGGCGATAACAATACTCGTTGCCGCTGTAATTGCTCTCACTTTTATTGAGCCTAGTAAATTGTGGACGGCAGTTGGTGTACTCGGTGCAATCGTTGGAATCTTAGCTGGACTGGTTGTCGTTGTTATAGGTTTATCTAAACTATCTAACGCCATGGATGTCGGTTCTATCAAATTTGGCGCGATATCACTCGGCTTGATAGGCATCTCAGCGTCGCTGTTGATCCTGGCACAAGTTATCAAACAAATCGGGTCGCTTAACCCAGAGCAGGCAAAACAAGGTTTTCTTGGAATGGTCGGGATGATTGGCGCACTAATCGTCTTGATGGCTGCATATGGAAAGCTTGTTAAAGGCAAAGCAGCACAAAGCGCCGATAAGCTCGGAGCAATGTTACTGAAATTTTCAATAGCGCTCTTAATACTTGTTGGTGTTATAAAGTTGGTATCCAACATGGGAACAAGGGAGATTCTGAAGGGATTAGCAGTAATCTTTGTTCTTGAATTGTTCGCCGCAGCTTTAATCGCCGTTTCGACTATCGCTGGTAAGAATTCTAGCAAAGTTGGATCAATGCTCTTGAAGATGGCAGTAGCGCTTCTGATCATGGTAGTAGTCATGAAATTGATAGCCGGAATGTCATGGAACGAGATCGGAAAAGGCGTAACCGGCCTTGGCGCTCTTCTTGTGTTTATCACGTTGTTGGTCTTTATTACTAGACTTGGTGGAAAAGAAGTTCCTAAACTTGGCGGAATGTTATTGGCGATGGCCGTAGCCATGCTTATACTGACTGGAATTATTAAACTGATTGCTAATATGGAGTGGTCGGAACTTGGAAAAGGTCTTACCGGAATAGTGGTTCTTGGTTTAATAGTTTCTGGACTTCTTGCTGTGGCAGCAAAGGCACAGGGCACATCAAAATTAGCGGCGACACTTTTAGCCATGTCCATTGCTATAGGCATATTGGCAGTGATCGCTGTGCTTCTTGGAATGGTTGACACAGAAAACCTTGTCAAGGGAATACTCGCCGTTGGGGCATTGTCCGCTATTATGGCGTTACTAATTGTATCAACCAAAAACGCGGCGTCAAGTGTGGGAACTATAGTTGCTTTGATAGCAGCAATAGCGGTACTGACTACTGCACTTATAGCTTTGTCGTTTGTCGATTCTGATAAATTACTAGCTTCGACATTGTCATTAGTAGCTGTTATGGCGGCGTTCGCTCTCATGACAGTTGCGGCAGGATCGTTGAAAAACACAGACAAATTAGTGTCCAAGTTGCTTCCTTTGGTCGGTGTTGTTGCAATTTTGGCGATCATTCTTGGGGTTATGGCCGCGCTTAACGTGGAGGCGTCAATCCAAACTGCCGGATCATTAGCAATTCTGTTGGCGTCCATGGCCGCGGCAATGTTTATTCTTGGGAATACAAAATCTGTTAGCAATAAAACCATTGGTACATTGGCACTTATGGGGCTGGTTGTTGGCGAGTTAGCTATTATTCTGGGAGTAATGAACGCTCTTGGGGTTGAAGCATCTATTCCCACTGCCGTCGCTCTCGGCGTGTTGTTAAATGCTATGGCCGCAGCAATGCTAATACTTAGCCTTGCAAAAGGCACCTCAGCGGCGAGCATCGGAGCGCTGGCGCTTATGGGTCTGGTCGTCGGCGAATTGGCGGTTATCCTTGGATTAATGGCTCATTTCAACGTCGAACCTTCTATAGAAACAGCCGTGGCGTTGTCTACATTGTTGCTGGCGATGTCTGCTGCTCTGGTGGTTCTTGGCGTTGTTGGGGCTATGGGTCCCGCAGCATTCATTGGTATAGGCGCTTTGGCGACGCTTATTGCCGGTATTGGTGGTTTGATTGTTGGTATAGGGGCTCTTGTAACATATTTTCCGCAGTTGGAGGAATTCCTTAATACTGGAATGCCGATAATCGCAAAAATAGGAACCGCGATAGGTGAGTTCTTCGGGAATATAGTCGGAGCTTTCTTGGGAAGTGCCGTTTCTAGTGGACTCCCTGTAATCGCTAAGAATTTGTCAGCTTTCATGGATGAGTTACAGCCGTTCATAGCCGGGGCAAAAGAAATAGATAGCAAAGTTGTAGATGGTGTAAAGTCTATAGCAGAAACGATTCTCATTCTTACCGCGGCGAATATTCTTGAGGGTATAGCTTCGTTCGTGACGGGTACATCCTCGATCGAGAAATTCGGTTCCGAACTTTCGTCACTCGGATATAGCTTGAGTGACTTTGCATCTAACCTCGGAGCGTTCGGAGAAGAGCAGGTAACCTCTATTAATTGTGCAGCATCGGCGATTAAAGCCATGGCAAAAGCGGCAAACGAGATACCGAATGAGGGTGGTTGGTTAGCAGCGATAGTCGGCGACAACACAATCGATACTTTTGGCGCTAAACTTCCAGGACTCGGTACTAACTTAGCAGGGTTCGCCTCTAATCTCGGGACATTTGGCCCCGAACAGATAACGTCAATCGGATGCGCTGCAATGGCGATCAAAGAGATGGCGCAAGCCGCAGATGAGATACCTAATGAGGGTGGCTGGTTAGCGGCTATCGTCGGTGATAATGGACTTGACACATTTGGCGACAAACTTCCAGGACTTGGTACTAACTTGGCTGGATTCGCAGAAAATCTTGGAACTTTTGGAGACGATCAGATTCGATCTATTGAATGCGCAGCTAACGCAGTGGCAACCATGGCAAAAGCGGCTGACAAGATACCTAACGAAGGTGGCTGGGCGGCTGCAATACTTGGCGATAACAGCATCGTATCCTTCGGAAACGCTTTACCAGATCTCGGTTGGAGACTCAGTGAGTTTGTTAATGAACTTGGATCCTTTGGCGAAGAACAAGTCACAATCGTTACATGCGCAGCTAATGCAATAGTAACCATGGCAAAAGCGGCTGATCAAATACCCAACGAAGGCGGATGGCTCGAAGCAATTGTCGGTGATAATACAATTTCGTCTTTCGGAGCCAAACTTCCTGGTGTTGGTATGAATCTCAGCTCTTTTGCATCTAACCTCGGAACGTTTGGTGAAGATCAGGTCAATACTATTGCTTGTGCGGCATCAGCAATCGTTGAAATGTCGAAAGCAGCTAAAGAAATTGATGGGCAGGCAGGATGGGCAAAAGTATTATTCGGGGATAACTCAATATCTACATTCAGCGCGCAACTCCCAGTTCTTGGTACAAATCTAAGGTCGTTTGCAGATAATCTTGGTGTGTTCGGTGATGGGCAAATATCTACGACGAACAGTTCTGTTAAGGCAATAAACGCACTCGCCACCCTTGCCGATTCGGATCTTAAAGGCGCCAAGAAGAACCTTGAAGGTTTCGGCGATAAAATAGTCCAGCTCGCAAAAGATCTGGCTTCGTTTGTTGGTGGAATGCCGGCAACCAGCAGTCTTGATACGGCAATCAGCAACGTCAAGAAGATACTTCAGATGATTAAAGACATTTCTGGTGCTGATGCGAACGTCTTAAAGAACTTCACAAAGTCGCTTGGCGATATTGGTAAGAAGGGCGTCGAGGCGTTTGTTAAAGCATTCGCTAGTGATGCTGCTAAGTCGGATGTTAAGCAAGCCGCAATCGATCTCATTAGCGAAGTCATAGATGGATTCGAGTCTAAGATTAAGGACGTCGAGAAGTCTTGTAAGAAAGTAGCAGATGCTGGAAAAGATGCTATTAGAGATAAGCGTGGGGCGTTCTTTAATGCTGGTGCATACCTCGTCGAAGGATTCGCTGCCGGTATATCCGAGAATGACTACAAGGCAGAAGCCAAAGCAAGAGCTATGGCTCAGGCAGCAGTGGCAGCAGCGCAAGCGGCCCTCGGCGAGCATTCTCCGTCTAAAGTCTTTAACAAGATAGGTGATTATGCTGGACAGGGATTCATAAACGGACTTTCTGATTATGAACAGAAATCATACAAAGCAAGTGCTGAAGTAGCTAATTATGCTAGACGAGGTCTTAGCGATTCTATATCGAAGATTAAGGATCTCATTGAGAGCGATGTTGATACTCAACCTACGATTCGTCCGGTTCTCGATCTCAGCAATGTCCAATCAGGCATGAATGCCGTTAGTGGGTTGTTTGACACTAGAGCAAATGTTGATCTTGTAACTAACGTTGGATCTATAAGTTCCAGGATGAACAGAAATATTCAAAATGGAAAGAATAGTGAGGTTGTTTCGGCGATCGACAAGCTTAGTAAGAATCTTGGCAAGTCTTCTGGTGACACTTACACTGTCAACGGTATCACTTATGACGACGGAAGTAACATATCTAATGTGGTTAGAGAGCTCGTGAGAGCAGCGAGAGTAGAAAGGAGGAAGTAAGTTGGCAGATACTTATACTGTAAAAAAGGGAGACACGTTATCTGACATAGCAGCGAAGTTCAAAAGCAAGTACGGATATACGGATACGTATAAATACGTTAGCGAACTTGTAAAGCTTAACGATATTTCAGATCCAGATCGAATAGTCGTCGGACAGGTGCTTCAACTTTCTGGAACCGCGTCACCCCCTAAAGCGAACACAACGTCGCGTCCAACAATAAAGTTATTTGGACTTCAGTCTAATACAGACAGGACAATGTATGTAACTTGGTCTTGGGATAAATCCAATACTAAGGAGTACAATGTTGTCTGGTATTATGCTACTGGTGATGGTGTGTGGTTCGTCGGTAATGACGGAACGGTAAAGGTGAAGCAAAGTGTATACTCAGCACCGTCCAACGCAATTAGCGTTAAGGTTAAAGTTAAACCGATCTCTGACACATATGAAGTGAACAAGAAAGTCGGTAAGACTACAACAACCACCAACGTGAATTATTGGGTCGCAGGATGGTCCACCGAGAAAATATACTATTTCAGCAGCAATCCGCCAACAAAACCTCCTAAACCGACTGTGAAGATTGAGAAGTTTAAGCTTACGGCAGAACTAACCAATCTTGATGTAAATGCAAAAACAATACATTTTCAAGTTGTAAAAGACGATGCGAAGGTATACAAGACTGGCAGTTCAAATATCGTAACGTCAAGCGCGTCTTGGTCTTGTCAGGTAGTAGCCGGTTCAAAGTATAAAGTTCGGTGTTATTCGAAACGAGGTACATTGTTGAGTGATTGGTCTGAATACACAGATAATCTCGAGACTATACCGACAACTCCGTTGACTATTCCGACGATTAAGGCTACTTCCGCAACTTCGGTTTTGTTAAAGTGGTTGAAGAATAGTACCGCGACAAGTTATGAACTTGAATACGCCACTAAGAAATCGTATTTCGATGGTTCAGACCAAACAACGGTAATATCATCCATAACCACTACGACTTACGAAAAGACGGGTCTTGAATCTGGGTCTGAATATTTCTTCAGACTTAGAGCTGTAAATGCTCAAGGCTCGTCTGGTTGGTCGCAGATAAGGTCTATAAAAATCGGCAAAGCGCCGTCGGCTCCTACGACATGGTCTTCCACGACTACAGCAATCGTCGGAGAACCGTTGAACCTTTACTGGATGCATAATTCAGAAGATGGATCAACGCAGAAGAAAGCATATCTTGAGTTATATGTCAATGGTGTGAAGTCAACAAAGACACTGACGTATAATATACCGGAAGACAAAGAGGATGAAGTTACAACCTACTCTATCGATACTTCTGAATATGACGAAGGGGCAAAAATAGAATGGCGAGTTAAGACCGCGGGCATTGTTGATGAATATAGCGAGTGGTCTGTCCAGCGAACTGTTGATATTTATGCCCCTCCAGTATTGGAAATGGAGGTGCGAGATTATGATAACGAACTTATGTCTGTCCTTACCTCATTCCCGTTCTATGTTCATGGTTCGGCTTTCCCAGCAACGCAGACGCCGGTTGGGTATCATCTGTCCATAATCGCAAATAACAGCTACGAGACAGTTGATAACGTAGGTAATGTTAAGAACGTGTCAGCTGGCGATGAAGTATACTCAAAGTACTTTGACATTTCTGCAAATCTGCTTGTTGAACTTTCTGCAAACAACCTGAATCTCGAGAACAATGTGTCATATACAGTCAAGTGTTCCGTGACAATGGATTCTGGTTTAACTGCTGAAGAGACATCTACATTCTCCGTGGCGTGGACAGATAATGAGTACGAGCCAAACGCAGAACTCGCCATCGATGAAGCTACGTTATCCGCTTATATTCATCCGTTCTGTAAAGACATTTATGGAAGAACTATAAGTGGAATAACATTGTCTGTCTATAGACGAGAATACGACGGTTCGTTTGTTGAGTTGGCTACTGACTTGGACAATGCGGCAAATACATTCATTACTGATCCACACCCATCGCTAGACTATGCCAGGTATAGAATAGTAGCAAAAAGCACCGCAACTGGAGCGATAAGTTACTATGATATGCCAGGTTATCCAGTGGGTGGTAAATCGGTCGTGATACAGTGGGACGATGATTGGTCCGAATTTGATCCAGCAGGCGAGGAAAGCGCACTCGAGCAGCAACCATGGGCGGGTTCGATGCTTATGCTTCCTTATAACATTGATGTCTCTGATAACTACAAGCCAGATACCGAACTTGTCGAGTATATCGGTCGTAAGCACCCTGTGAGTTACTACGGCACACAGCAGGGCGTGAGCGCCACTTGGAATATATCCATACCCAAGAACGACAAAGACACGCTCTACGCTCTGCGAAGGCTATCTGTGTGGATGGGAGATGTATATGTCAGAGAACCGTCTGGAAGTGGGTACTGGGCGAACATTGTTGTATCGTTTAGTCAGAAGCATGCTGAGTTGACAATACCTGTAACACTCTCAATAACGAGAGTAGAAGGTGGTGTATAATATGCCAGACTGGACTTCATCAATGCAGCAAACATTTGAGTACTATGTTGTTGATCCAGAGTCTTGGAAAGATACAAAATTACTTGATAATGTTAAGAGTTGCAGTATAACACGAGATGCAGAGGCTGAGACGTTGGGTTCAGCCTCTTTTGACATTTCTGAATCTGTAGGCGAGTGCTACATAAGGGTGTATCTCATAACAATTCAAAATGGAATTAAAGAGAAGCATCCTTTGGGCACTTTTCTGGTTCAGACGCCATCGTCAAGTTTCAATGGTAAAACTAGAGATGTGACGATGGATGCTTATACACCATTACTCGAGTTGAAGGAGAATCAGCCGCCTCTTGGTTATACTGTGTTGAAAGACGAGGACATTATGAGCATCGCATATCGGTTAACCAGAGAGAGCGCTCGTGCTCCTGCGGTTGAGACAGAGTCGGAGACAAAAATGTTCTATGACTTTGTGGCAGACCCGAACGATACTTGGTTGTCATTCTTAACAGACCTGATAGCTAATGCAAAGTATAATTTCGATCTTGATGAAATGGGTCGTATCCTCTTCTCACCGAGGCAGGATACGGCCTCTTTGCAGCCTGTCTGGACTTTTGATGATGGTAATAGCTCTATCCTTTATCCGGATATGAGTATGGATCATGACTTGTATGGGATACCAAATGTTGTTGAGGTTATTTATTCAAGCGGCAGCAGTAGTTATTATGCCAAAGTAATCAACAACGATCCAAACAGTCCTACATCTACAGTGAACCGCGGACGCGAAATCGTATACCGCGTTACTGATCCGGATGTCATAGGGGACCCTACCCAGAATCAGATACAAGAATATGCAGAGCGTCTTCTTAGAGAACTGTCTTCGCTTGAGTATACTGTGACATACACACACGGTTATTGCCCAGTCCGAGTTGGGGACTGTGTTCGACTCAACTATGAGCGAGCAGGTTTTACCGACATTAAGGCTAAGGTTATCAGCCAAGATATTAGCTGCGAGCCGGGCTGTCCGGTGACCGAGAAAGCAGTCTTTACTACTAAATTATGGGGGTGATTATATGGGGTTATCTAGCGATCTGATATCGCAGTTTGCTAAAGCGACTAACGATAATGTCAAGCGTGAGAAAGAAACGATAATCGCATATGGCACTACCCTTGTACGTGGGGATGTTATCTATGTAAAACTGGATGGTTCGGATCTTCTCACACCCGTCACATCGACGGTAAATGTTCGAAACAACGACCGAGTTACTGTCATGATTAAGAATCATACGGCCACGGTCACTGGCAACATAACTTCGCCGTCGGCAGGAACCGAGGATATCGCAGACGCCGGAAAGACCGCAACGGATTACATGAATCTGACTGATACCCTTGGGCTTATCATCGGTAACAAAACGGATGGTATTCTCAGGGGTAACATTCAGATAAAAGCGGAACTTGGCGGAGCGTCCATAGCTCTTCGTGATGGAACTACGATTCTTTCAAAATTCTCAGCTACGAGAAAAACGTTTGACGGCGTTACTGGTGCTTCGACAATTACCGATAACGTTACTATCACGACAGAAGACGAGGATGGATCGTCTGCGAGTGAGACGTTTGCCGATTCGTCACAGATTATATCCGGCGCCCAGACCAAGCTTGTTGTCAAGTTTGAGAGCGCGAACCCAATATACTTCTCAAATGGTGTGATGACAGACAAGGTTGTAATAACAGATGACGACTTTATATCAAATACCAACATCACCTTAAACGGTCGTATATTTGATAAATACGGAAAAGCAGTAATTGAACCTGTTACATCGAACGGTAATCTGTCGATAGGATATGGGCGATATAAAGCTGCTACGACGACAAGTACGGATTATTCGACCTTGTATGGTAATAAAGTACGACTGTGCACCAAGAACGGAGCGTTGATAATCCATAATGGCAGAGTTGCATTAGAGACCTTAAATAGCGCTGGTAACATGGTTATCGGCTATCATCTTAAGAAGATAGGTAGTGGTAATCTTAATCTCTACGCAGGAGACAATGTGAGCATCTATGCAAAAGGCACTAACATCATAGACTCAACCGGCAGCACTGCATTCCAAGCAAAGAGTGACAATGGTAATACGACGCTCGGATATTCCAGATACCTTAATGGCGGAAATACGAACATCTATGCCGGAGAGACACTTAATCTGTATGCTGCTGACGGAGGGACTATAACGGCAAACAGCGCTATCGTTCCAGCATCAAACGCTGCTTTATCCCTTGGTAAATACAACGAGCTCGGTTGGTCGAACATCTATATCGGCAATGCTAGTGAGACGTACAATGGTCTACGGATGATACAGAGTGGAAAGAGCTTGAATATGTGCGGTAGAGATGCAAACGGTAGATTCATATTTGGTAATACTGAAAGTATCATGTATTACGTGAATAAGAGCGTTGATACAACAACTACCGGTACGGCATTCAAGTTTACATCTGGTAATAACGATACCTCGAACAACACAAGCTCAGTATGGCTATTTGGTGGAGCAGACGAAACGTCCAGACATATAGGATCGTTCTTGGTGTATAACCGTACTTACTCGAACGCGGCAAATATGTACGTCACTCAAAATGGAGTGTTCGGACGTGCTACGTCTTCATCTCAGCGTTATAAACGAGATATAGTTCTCGCTGACATTAACGATCTTAAAGGTCTTTATGATCTTCCTATCAAGAAATTCAAATACAAGAACGACTATTTGGCTTTAGATGACGAATTGTACGATAAGTATTTGTATGGATTCATAGTTGAAGATCTTGAAGATATTCTCCCTTGCGCAGTTCAGCATAAGAACGAGGACGGGACTACACTCCCTGAAATGTGGAACAGCAACATAATTGTCCCATCGTTACTTAAGCTTATTCAGGATTTGAACAATAGACTTAAAGTTATTGAAGAAGGAGCATAATAACATGGCAGACAAATTAGTGAAGCTGTACAACACACTCTTGCTGATTGAGACTAAGGGTGAAAGTACGAAGATAATGGGGCAGTGTCTCCAGTTCATGGAACAGATGATTGCCGAGGAGCAGGCGAAGAAACCTGAGGAAGGAGCTAAGGATGAGTGAGACGATTATCGTTGCGATAATAGCATTGATCGGAACCCTTGCAGGATCTTTTGGAGGGATCATAGCCTCAAACAAACTCGTGATTTATCGTATCCAGAAACTCGAAGAGAAAGTCGAGAAGCACAACAGTGTTATTGAGCGAGTCTACAAGCTTGAGAAGCATGATGCTGTTATCGACGAAGAGATAAAGAATCTCGAAGCTAAGTACAAGTAATATCAAAAAGAGCCCGCGTCATTACGACAAAGGCTCTTCTTTTTCCTTGATATTATAGTATCGGTATCAAGTAGTACCCTATGAATGAGACAAGTAGGATTTACCATCTATATAAAATTATACCAATATAATAAATCGCGACTTATACAAGTCCTATTATGGAAGGGAGTGAAACGACATGCTTAAAAATATTAAAAAGTATGTTTATAAAAAGCTGCTATCTTATCACCTAAAGAAGTCCGATTACTATTATAGCAAGATCGATGAATGGAATGCGGGCAATAACATATATTGGGGTAATAAGACAGCAAGACATACCATGAAATGTTTGAAGTTGACGTTAAAGCTCAATAAGTTGGAAGAGGACTAACGAGCCCTCTTCTTTTTACTCACAAACATTGATATGACGCTTTCGGTATCTTTTAATACCCCATGAGTGAGCGGTTACATCATCCCGAAATTAATCGCACTTAAGGTCGATGTCTATTTTATATGGAGGGTTGTAGTATCGTAGACCTTTAGAAGTATCTACATCATATTTAGCAGCATTCTCTTTTGTTATTCGAACAATTGGTCCTCGTTCGTACACCATCTTGTCGATGATCATTCGAAGATGCTGATTCTTGGTTTTGGCATCCATATTCGGATCAAGCAGAGCATTCAAAGCATCTGTAGTCTTAATCAATTCTTCTCGATAGTCTATATGTTTCGGAGCAGAGTCTTTGGCCTTCTTCAAAGCTTTGTTAATCTCTTCTTTCTCAGCGAGCACTTTCTCATTTAACTTCTGGAAGATGTGTTGAGGCATCCTTTTGGCCGGATCAGGATCATACTGAGCATCCCATTGATCTACTTCTTTCTGCTCAAGGACTTTAAGTTGGTCTTGCAGTCTGGCTATTAAGTCTTTATGTAGCTTAATAGAGTCATCATGGTTGTTCTCGATACGAACCTCAAAGTCCGATATGCAATCTTTGAGAACCTTACATACGTAGTCCATCACCTCTTCAAAATGGACTGAACCACTCTTGCAATGTACTTGATTATTGCATACAAGTTTAGGAGGCGCATATTCTATCCCGCGACGAGTATAAGTGTTGTATCCCATTTTCGCTCCGCACTTACAAAACATCAGACCGCTAAAAGGATTCTTCAACGTGAGATCTCTTCGAGTACGATGGCGCTTTCCTCGAATCTCTCTGGCTTTGTTGAACACCTCCTCTGATATTATTCCATCATGCTTACCTTCAAAAATTAGGAACTCATCTACCTTCGCTTTAGGACGAAGCTTCTTGATTTCTTGGTTCTCAATAATCTTGACAGTCTTCCTCCAGTTCCAGCGAGTGCAACCAATGTAGTGATGGTTCTCAAGCATGCTGAAGACAATGCTTGGTTTCCATATCTTACCTCCGGTCTTAGTCTTGACTCCAAGCTCTTCTAATCGTCTGCAAATGGCTGTGACCCCGATGTCGTCGTTACAATACCAGTCAAAGATCATTCGAACAACATCGGCTTGATCTTTTCTCTCGATTAGTGTATGATACGTTTCTTTGCCATCAGTCTTCTCAATACGATCAAAGCCGTAAGGAGCAACAGACCCTACATAGTTACCAGCTTTGACGCTCGCTAATTTACCACGAGCTTGAATCTTCTTGTAGTACTCAAGATATTCATTACCACGTTTTAACTCCCGTTCGAACGCGTCTCTATCATACTCATCACGCAAGTCATATATTTTCATAGGCGTGATTACATAAGTATTTGTATAACGTAGCAATCTTATAAGCTTACCAGCATCCTCAAGGTCACCACGGCTAAGACGTTGAACCTCGACGACTATAATCGCCTTGACAGCGGGACTCTCTATATCCTTAAGTAGTCTGGTTATCTCGGGACGCTCTTTGAGTGACTCACCACTGCCTACTTCCATATATTTGTTTTCCTCAGGTATCGGACCACCAAGATTCTTTATAGCATATTCCTCAATGATCTTACTATGCTTTGCTAAAATCTCATCTGTTGTTAGCAACGGATCGTCTGTTCTTGACTTACGTCCATACTCTTTCACTTCATAGTTGTAAAACACTGGATAATCTTTATACATTACATTCCATCCTCTCTAATTTGTGGTGCCAGGGGGTATAGTTGGCATCACCTCCTTCGCGATCTTTACAATTCCTTTTATGAAAGGAGTGGTAGTATGACATATGAGGAAGAATACAAAAAATTCATGTACAACAAGGAGAACGCATTCAAGTGTTCAAAATGCCCAGCAAACCGGCATTTTGACGATTGGCAAGGTCGTTACCCTTGCGGACAGTGGAATTGCTGGGTAGATCTTCATTGTCGTAGAGCAGCTAAACTGTCAGAGAAGGAGGAGTCCTAACAAGGACTCTTTCTTTTATTTTTCCCTTCGATGCAATAAGAACTCGGCATATTCCACAAGTTTGCTATGCTCCTCGTCTGTAAATACATATTTGTCGAATTTCTTAGCCCAAACCTTGAATCGTTTAATTCGTACATTATCCTCGCATTCTAACTTTCCTTTTGAAAGGTCTTCCGTGGACAATCTATAGTAATCTGTAATCGCATCGATCATTGAGTTTGGTTTGCTATCCCAACCCATCAAGTACGCTGGAGTTGTATTAAGCGCTTTTGCTAATGGACCGAGTATATCCATTGGAAGATTCTCGATGTCTCCTTTCTCATACCGATAAACGGTTGTTCTGTTTTTATCTAACCTCTTAGCTAATTCATCGACCGACATATTCAGTTCGGTTCTTCGTTCTTTAATTCGTTTTCCTACATCCATGTTATGCACTTCCTTTCTTTATATTTGTTAGTATAACATCGCTAATCGCACATACGCAAACGAAAAGCTAATCTAGATTAAATTTGTTGCATTTTACGCACAAAAAACATATTGACAGAAAAATTGGAATGGTGTTATCTTTTACTTGTTGCATGAAACGCAACAGAAATGAGGTGCTTGCATTGGATGCAAATAAGTTAATATTTAAGATTTTCGAGAAGAGTCTGAACGTCGACACTGCGGCTGCGATTTACAGACAGATCTCCGGCGGTAGAGAGTTGACTATCGGAGATGCTATGCGATTGAAAGAGCTTCTTAATCTAACTGATGTAGAAGCAATTGATATTTTCCTATCATAGGAGGCTTGCTAATGAAAGTATACAGATTCAAGAATGCTACGATTCGTGTCCATGGAGAAGTTAGTAAAGAACGTCTTAGGAAAGCAACTATTCAACTTATGAAGCAATCAATCAAAAGAGGAGTAGATGTAAATGACTATAAAGATTCGCCCAGAGGTATCGAAGAGGAATAAATACTGGATAAGCAAACATCGACACTATGAGTTAAAGCATTTCTGTTTGCAGTATCCTATATGGAAGCAAACATACGTTGCTTTGTCTGAACTTGGCGCCTCATCTGTTTGGGATAGGATGCCCTCGTCAAGCGAATTAAGTGATCCGACAGCAAAATGTGCTATTAAACGTATTTACTATCGCGATCGAATACAGTTAATAGAGAAGACAGCAAGAGAAGCAGACGAAGAACTACAGAATTACATACTTAAAGCAGTAACCGAGGATTTCTCGTACTCATATATGAAAACTAGATTAAACATTCCTTGTGGTCGAGATATGTTTTATGAAAAGTACAGACGGTTCTTCTGGTTACTTGACAAAACAAGAGATGATATTTAGGAGGAGTTACAATGATTAAACACTATGAACTTATCAAAGGAATCGGATTCTTTATTTTGGGTGGAGCTGTTGCAAAAACAGTACATATTATTAAAGAACGTACAGTGAAACAACACGACGAAGATGAAGGTTCAGAAGAGTCCTAACGGACTCTTTTTCTTTTCGCGTAAAAAACATCCCCCTTTATGGAAACAAATACATTCTTATATACATAAGGAGAAAAAGATATGAACAATATTCTTAACAACATTATAGGGGCAATCATTGCACACGACCACGAACTTTTCGTGAATGAACTTGATGTGACAAGGACCTTAAACGTGGTGAATTCCATCATAAGTATCGAGCATAGAGATATGCGAATAGGTAACTGTGGATGGGCAGACTCGCCGCGTACGTGGTCTTTACAGATTAAGGCTACGAACAAGGAGTGGGACAGGATAGTGAAGAGCCTTGGCGTTATGAGGATTTGGTCAGTAAAAGAGATACCCGCATGTATTTCGAACGGAGTTTATTCCGCAGATTGAGCCTTCGGGCTCTTCCTTTTTCTTTTTCGCGTGAAAAACATTTCCCTTTATGGAAACCAATAAATTCAAAAACAAAAAGGAGATTTTATTATGATATTAGGAACGTTTGGAGAAAAGTTCGTTGAGGCAGCTAAGAACGTAAAGGATTCTTGCATGAAGCTTGCAATGCGTGATGTTGAAAACATGGATCACGACACGCTTGATGCCATGCAGGCAACGCTTAAGTTCTTAGAGGCAACCAACGCGCTTGTCGAACAGCAGACTAAGACAATCGATGAAATGAACAGAAAGTTGGACAAGTTATTGGAAAAGTAAAGGACTGAGCCTTCGGGCTCTTCCTTTTTCTTTTTCGCGTGAAAAACATGCTCCTTTATGGAAACTAATATATTTCAAAGGAGACTTTAACTATGCTTAAAGAACTTTTCACGGATTACAAGGAAATGGTATTGGACTCACAGATCGGATGGATCAAGAAGCACTGGATAGCTTATCTGGTGATCCTTGCGATATCCGCCTTTGTCGGTGCTATACCGTTCATCGCTAGAAAAATTCAAGGAAAGATTGAGTACGCAAGAATTGGAAGGAGAATGAAAGAAATAGCAGGGACCTATAAGGACTGAGCCTTCGGGCTCTTCCTTTTTCTTTTCTAGATTTATATTTTCAGGACGGAGGTAACCAGAAATGATGTTAGATTTGTAATGTGAAAAAAATCCCGGGAGGGAAATTTCGAAAAACCATTTCAGAAAGGAGTATAGATATGTGGCTTTATTGTCTTATATTTAGCATAGCCGGAGCAATCGTCGGGTTCTTGGTTGCGACACTGATCGATTTATCCAAGTCTTCGTATGGGGTCTTACGTATAGACGATACAGACCCGGATAAGAAACTGTATCGATTTGAGATAAACGACCTCAAGACCCTCGATAAACACGACCGTATAACACTTAAGATTACGCGGAAATAACGTCCTATATTATGGGAAATACCCAATATATTCGAAAGGATGATAGAGATGAAAGCTCAAACATTATTAGAGAACGAACTGGCTCGAGGAATCGAGACTTTAAGCGAAATGGAGGTTGGAACCGAAGATTATAACTCTGCGGTAGACGGCCTGACCAAGTTAGCAGATCGAGCAATCGAGATGGAGAAAATCAAGGCTGATACAAGCGAAAAGCTTGAAAAGAGGCAGGATGAGAAGAAAGATCGGTTGATTCAGAACTGCATAGCAGCGGCTGGGATCGTTGTACCGACGGTAGTTACTGTCTGGGGGACAATCAAGACGCTTAAGTTCGAACAAGAGGGCACAGTCACTACGATAATGGGACGAGGGTTTATCAACAAACTTATTCCCAAGAAATAAGGGAAACCAAAAAGGTTGAGACTTCGGTCTCTTCCTTTTCTTTTTCGAGGAGGATATATGCGTTATCACTACGAGAGACCACATACATATTTGTCCGCATATGGCGAGACATATTTCTGTGATCACCCAGTGTATTCAGACTGTACATTATATTTGATAAATGATAAAGGACTCGCTGTAATACAGCAAAGGTTCAATCGAACGAATAAAAGTACAACTTGGGGTAGAATAGACCCCTGGTTAACAGATACGATCTATCTTCATCCAAAGTTTAAGGACATATTTGACAAACGAGCTGGAAAACGTGTTGCAGGTCTGTATCCTACGATGACAATACGACAAATTATGTGGGCATTGAAGCTCAAGCCGATCAAGAGAGAACGATGGGAAACGTGTTTTGATAGGAAAAGCGTATAACACGCGGTAATTACAAGCCCTTTAATGAAGAAGGGGGTAATGTAAAATGTGTTTATTTATAGTATTACTTATCATATTGATAATTTTGACGGTGGTTACCGTAGCAATCATAGGAACGATTGGTGCGGCAGGCATCGTCGTATTTGGCGATGTGATAGTATGCGCATTGATAATCGCGTGGATCATGAAACGCTTGATTACAAAAAGAAAGAAATAAGGGCCTTCGGGCTCTTACTCTTTTTCTTTTCGTGTGTTTTACATCTCCTTTAATGAGAACCACATATTAGGAGGAGAAAGGGTATGGACGAATTGAAAATCAAAACCAAACTGATGAGAGGTATGCTCTCGAAAGTGATCGAGATGTTAATACGAACTAAGACGGGATACAAAGTAAAGATCCAGCTTAATGATGTTGACGTAACGATTAACGAAAGCGTAGCGCATATACATCTCGACGTGGATGGTGATATGAGCGTCAACGAGTTCACAAAGGTCCAACGGATACTTGGTACAGAAGATTGAGGCTTCGGCCTCTTTCTTTTTGATTTCGCGAAATTTACACATCCTATTATGAGAGAAACAGTTAGTTCAAGTGGTAAGAACCCTAGAGTAAAATCTGGAGAAGCAATTTCGATTATTGCACTGTTTCTTTTACATTTCCCAGAAAGGCGTGAACAGAATGAACGCTAAATTATTTTTCAAACGTAATGCATCAACCATTCTTACTTGTGTAGGAGGCATTGGTGTAGTAGCTACAGCTGTAGTAGCAGTCAAGGATACACCAAAGGCAATGCAAATTATTGAAAAGAAAACAGAGGAAAAAGGAGAGGACCTAACTACGATCGAGAAGATTAAAGTGGCAGGTCCTGTTTATATTCCGGCGATTGCGATTGGCGTATCTACGATCGCTTGTATATTTGGGGCAAACGCTCTGAGCAAGCGCAGTCAAGCGTCTTTAGTTAGCGCCTATGCACTACTTGATAATTCCTACAAGGAATATAAGAAGAAAGTTGAGGAATTATACGGCGAAGGTGCAGACGCAAGGGTTAAAGGCGAGATAGTAAGAGATAAGTACGACGAAACAGACGTTTCAAGAGAGGATGAGAAACAACTATTCTACGATTACTTCTCAGAAAGATATTTCGAGTCAACCATGGAAGAAGTATTGAAGGCCGAATACGAGCTTAACAGAGAGCTACATACGAAAGACTATGCATATTTGAACGAGTTCTACGATTTGCTCGGTTTAGACGGCATTCAATCTGGATGGGACCTCGGATGGTCGATGGGAGCATCATTATCTCACTACTGGAAGACTTGGATTGATTTCAGACATGAAAAGGTTGAAATGGAAGATGGTATGGAGTGTTATATTCTGACAATGACGGAACCGATACCGAATTTCGATGAATATTGCTGAAATCCGCGGTAAATACATTGCCTATTATGAAAGGGGACGATAATTATGAAAAACATATTCAAAGACATCAAAATTGATCCGACTAAGGTATTAGGAATTGCGGTAACCGCTTTGGGGGTAGCAGGAACACTGTTGTCCAACAAGTTGGAAGACCGTAAGATGAATGACCTTAAGAGCGAATTGAAAGATGATATCTTGAAGCAGATCAATAAGGAATCGTAACTACAAAACTGGGAGGGCAAAATGCTCTCTTAGTTTTTATTTTTGAAAGGAGATTTTTCATGAAGAAAATCGACATTACCAAGATCACAGCAGGAGCTCAGGCGTTCATGTCTAAGCATAGTCCCGAGATTCTCGTAGGAATCGGAGTAGCTGGTGCAATTACCTCAGCAATACTCTCAGCGAAAGCCACAGTCAAGGCAGTACGTCTTGTAGATGCTGCCGAGGCAGAGAAGGGTGAGCCGCTTACCAAGAAGGAAGTAATCAAGACTTGTTGGAAGTGTTATATTCCTACGGTGGCTACAGTAGCAGCATCCACGGCATGCGTAATAGGAGCAAGCAAAGTACACACAAAGCGCAATGCTGCTTTGGCAACCGCTTATCAGCTCTCAGAGTCGGCACTCACAAAGTATAGTGAGAAAGTTGTAGAAACTATCGGCGAGAAGAAAGAAGAAGCAATCAAAGCCAAGGTCAACAAGGAAAAACTCGACAACAATCCGGTGGAGAACACAAAGGTTATCATAACCGGCAAGGGTGAAACACTTTGCTGTGATGTTCTGTTCGGGAGATATTTCGAGTCAGACATTGACAAGATCAAGAGAGCGGTAGCGGAGCTCAACTACACGCTCGTGTGTGACGGATATGTATCTCTGAACGATTTCTACGATGAGCTCGGTCTTGACCACATTGACGTAGGTGACGATCTTGGATGGAAGGTAGACCAAGGCAAGCTCGATGTAGACTTCGGTTCGCAGATTGCAAGCGACGGAAGACCTTGTATCACAATCGAATATAGCGTAGCGCCTAAGTACGGCTACGATTCGTTCTCGTAATTCGCGAAAAAAACATCACCTGTTATGAAGAGTAATCTTCGAACTATATATTTTAAGGAGAAAAGATCATGGACGAAAATAAGAACTTTGATAATGAGGAACTCGTAGAGGTTAAACCGGAAGAGGTTATCGTAGAGGAAACCGAGACTTCAGAAGGAACCAATTCCGCCGCAGGTCTTGCGATTGGAGCACTGATAATCGGTGGAGCAGTTACGGCTGCAACACTGTTCATCAGGAAACATCGTGAGTCATGGGCGAAGAAGTACCTCGAGAAGAAAGGTTACAACGTAACCCTCGATGGAGACGCTGAAAATGAGGACTCAGACGAAGGCGATGAATCCGAGGTCGACTCTGACGAAGAGTAAGACGATTACACAAGAAGGGAGATACCTGTAACAGGGTATTTCCCTTTTCTGTTTGCTAAATAATTGAAAGGATTGGTAACCACAATGGATTACACACCGAACTCCCATAAGTTCAAAGAGGAGCAAAAAGCTAACCAGGTCACTGCACAGACAGAGAAAAAAGTCAACAAAGTTGTCAAGGGGAACGTCAAGATTAAGAAGAAAAGCGAAGCACGTAAGTTCGCTGATGTTTTCCTTCCTGAGGATATTAGTAACGTAAAGTCATTCATATTCCAGGATGTACTTATCCCCGCGCTCAAGAAGGTTATCTCCGATACGGTGGATACATTCCTCTATGGCGGAAGCAGACGAGGCGGAAGCACATCAAATGCAGGCAAGGTGTCTTACTCGAGTTATTACGGAGGGGATCGATTTGATCGTAGAGACGATAGACCTCCGTTTGACACAAGACGGGGTTTCGATCTCGGCGATATCGTACTTGACACCCGCCAGGAGGCGAATGATGTCCTGAATCGTATGGAGGAACTCATTGACTCCTACAAACAGGTTACTGTTGGAGATCTGTACGATCTTCTTGGTAAGTCTTGTGATTACACGGCTAATAACTACGGTTGGACATCCGTACGGGCTGCTGAGGTAATTCGAGCACGAGATGGATATTTGATCAAGTTCCCGAGGCCAATGCCTATAAATTGAGAGGAGATAAAAAGATGGACGACAAGAAAACGTTCGGGTATAGACTCGGACAAGCACTCGCAATCGTAACTGTGATATGTGCCATGACGATAATCATCGGAGGCACGATCGCATTCTTAAGATTCATATTTTGAAAAGGAGAGAAATTATGAAGAGGATTAAGCGTGGAGCATCGTTATTCGGAGCATCGATGCTGTGTACGGTAGCAACTTTTGCAGCCATATTCGGGGTCTTGGGGGTTCTGAGATGTCTGTAAAGAATGCGACCATAGGAAAGAGTATCTTCGACAGTCTCGTTGAGGATTACGGTTTGAACAAAGTACTCTCGGTATTCGCTAGTACAGCCGGGTTAGCGCTAGTCGGCTTTGTGCTGAGCGCAAATTTAATCCCGAACAAGCCTACCGTTATAATTGTTGAAAAGGAGAATGAAAGATGAACAAGAACGAAATCATGAACAACATTACTAGGAAGTTCCACAAGATTGGCTTCCAGTTTAAGAAGCATAGCCCTGAGATCCTTGTGGTCGCAGGTGTAGTAGGCGGCGTAGCATCCGCAGTCATGGCGTGCAAGGCTACCACCAAGGCCGGTGATATTCTCGACGACACCAAGAAGCAGCTCGACGTAATCCATAAAGGTATGGAAGACGGTAAGATTCACGAGGTTGAGTATACTCAGGAAGATGGTAAGAAGGACCTTGCTATCGTCTATACTCAGACCGCAGTTAAATTCATCAAGCTTTATGGTCCGTCCGTAATCCTTGGAACAGCATCAATCGTAGCTATCCTCGCTGGTCACAACATCACGAAGAAGAGAAACGCTGCACTGACTGCTGCATATGCAACTATCGACCGTTCCTTCAAGGACTATCGTAACCGTGTTATCGAGAGATTCGGAGAAGAGCTTGACAGGGAACTTAAGTACAACATCAAGTCCGAAGAGGTCGAGGAAACCGTTACGAACGAAGATGGAACTGAGTCTACTGTTAAGAAAACCGTAAGTGTTGTGGATCCGAACACCATCAGCAACTATGCTCGCATCTACGACGACGGAAACACTTGCTGGAGTAAGTCTCCGGAGCTCAACCTTGCGTTCCTTAAGACTCAGCAGAACTACTTCAACGATATGCTTAAATCCAGAGGCCATGTATTCCTTAATGAGGTGTACGATGCACTTGGATTCGAGCGTACTCAGGCTGGTCAGATCGTAGGGTGGGTTTACGACGAAGAGTATCCGATTGGGGACAACTTTATCGACTTCGGTATTTATGATATTCACGATCCTGCGAAGGTAAGATTCGTAAACGGTCAGGAAAGGAGCATTCTTCTGGACTTCAACGTAGACGGTAACGTCTGGGAACTGTTGAAATGAAGGGATGGACTCGGAGCAATAGGGTCCGAAAACTGGTTGCAAGACATGATTGACTTCCCATGGCTATATGATTTGAAATAAGGAAGTCAAATGAAAGGAGAGGTCTCTTATGACAGGTAGAGATTTGATCATCTATATTTTGTCGAACGGCTTGGAGGACAAGCCTATCTTCGAAGATGGAAAGGTGCTCGGCTTCATGAATGAAGTGGAGGCGGCATCAAAGTTCGGCGTAGGGCTCGCAACCATCAAGGTATGGTGCGATTGCGATGTCATTGACCACGTAACAATCGGAAATCGTACTTATATTCCGGTTAATGCCACATTCCACAAGACGAAGACGATATAATCAAAGGAGAGAATAAAATGGATGATAAAACGCCACTTGTTCCCTATGCGCTAGCTGCAATGTCTGGGCTATGCTTTGTGAGCGGTCTTATGATATTGTCCGGTGAGAGGAGCAAGACGACATGTACCGATTCGAGGAGATCTTGTTGATATTAGATCAATCTCTGAATTCTAAGAAAAGACGTCACATCACAGGAGGTGTTCTGTTAAGCATCTCTCTGTTGTTTGGTGGTATGGCGTTTACAATCATCACAATTAAAACGGAGGATAACGACAATGATGTCTACCTTGAATAAGGTCATTATATTTGCTGCGGGAGCCGCAATTGGCTCCTTAGTGGCTTGGAAGCTTACCAAGACTAAGTACGAGAAGATAATGATAGAGGAAGAGCAGTCTCTCAGAGAGTACTATAACAAGAAAGTTAAAGTCATCGAGGATACTGCTACAGATCTTCATGATTCGTACCAGCGCAGAGAAGACGCGTTACGTAAGAAGCTCGAAGAGAAAACAGAGAAGGAACCCGAGATTGTACAGGACATGGATGAACTCTACGATAAAGAGTTCGACAGATATGTAGAGGTTCTCAAGGACCACAAGTATTCCCATGAAGAGCCATGCTTCGACGAGGGCACAAATGACAAACCGTATGTTGTCTCTCCAGATGAGTTCGGAGAAGCAGATGGTTATGAGATTATCACCCTTAACTATTACGCAGATGGTGTCGTAGCAGACGATTGGAATGATCCTATAGAAGATATCGGAGCAACAATCGGTGAAGACTTTGCGTCTCATTACGGCGAGTATGAGGAAGACGTGGTATATGTCCGAAATGACAGATTGAAAGTAGAGTATGAGATACTCCGAAGCAATCTGCGATATGAGGACATGGCGAAAGATGACGGTGATGAGTGATGCGAAAGAAGCCGGTAGTCTCTGATTACTTTTATTGGTTGTCAGAGATCGCTATACCGAACGAGGTGACACGAGAATGGTATAGCAAGTTACTCGATAAGCTCCACTCGACTATATTCAGGTATTCTATACCTCGAGATCGCAATCGAGTGGAGGACGGGATAGACTTGAGATGGCGGTATGCCTGCGAGGTAACTCGAAATGATGCGGAGCGCACAAGAATTGTGAACCAGTTATATATTCCAGATGGGATGTGTACAGTCCTCGAGCTTATGGTTGCATTAGCTATGCGAATTGACGAGACAATCATGGACGACCCAACATATGGAGACAGAACATCTCAATGGTTCTGGAACATGGTAACCAGTCTCGGTCTTAACCAGATGGTTGATGAGCAGTATGATGACGAATACGCAGCCATGGTTCTCGATCGTTTTATGGATCATAAATATGACCAAGACGGAAGAGGCGGACTCTTTACAATAGAGAACTGTGACCGCAATATTCGTACTGCTGAAATCTGGTATCAGTTATGCTGGTACATAGATAGTATTGCTTGGAAGGGGAATTGAGATGTGATTGACTTTCTTATGGTTTCAACTCGCCCAGGCAAGAAAGGATCTGGTAAGGTTGAGGTCTATCCTAAGTTCCTCATAAAGAAATCGTCAGACTTGATGATACGAGGCGGCGACTTCTATGCTGTGTGGGTCGAAGAGCGTGGTCTGTGGTCTACGGATGAACAGGACGCACTTCAGTTAATCGATCAAGCCCTTGACGAGTTTGTACAAACGAATCAGGGTAAGTACGACGGTGAACTTCGGGCGCTTCATATGTGGGACGCAGAGTCCGGTATGATCGACTCGTGGCACAAGTATTGTCAGCGACAGCTTCGAGACAACTTCAGTCCTCTTGATGAATCATTGATATTTTCCAACATGGAGACTACCAAGAAGGATTACGCAAGCAAGCGACTGAGTTATCCCCTTGAGCAAGGCAGCATTGGGGCATATGACAAACTGATCTCAACTTTATATTCTGAGGAAGAGCGAGCAAAGATTGAATGGGCTATTGGATCTATCGTAGCTGGTGATTCGAAGCGCATTCAGAAATTCATGGTATTGTATGGTGCCGCAGGAACAGGTAAATCAACAATCTTGAATATTATCCAGCAACTATTTGAGGGTTATTATTCGGTCTTTGATGCGAAAGCATTAGGATCGTCTAGTAACTCTTTTGCTTTGGAGGCATTCAACACAAACCCACTCGTAGCAATTCAGCACGATGGAGACTTGTCTAAGATTGAAGATAACACAAGACTTAACAGCTTGGTGTCCCATGAATTAATGACTGTTAACGAGAAGTTTAAGTCGACATATTCTAATCGTTTCAACGCATTCTTATTCATGGGTACGAATAAACCTGTAAAGATAACAGACGCTAAGTCAGGTCTTATTCGAAGGTTAATAGACGTCACACCTTCGGGTAACAAATTGAGCGTCGCAGAGTACAAGAGAGTGATTAAGCAAGTTGGATTTGAGCTCGGGGCCATTGCTTATCATTGTCAGGAAGTATATTTAAGTAATCCGGGTAGGTATGACGATTATATCCCTACCGCAATGCTCGGTGCATCGAATGACTTCTACAACTTTGTTATCGACTCATATTCTGTCTTCAAGAAAGAAGACGGCACCACACTAAAAGCAGCTTGGGAAATGTACAAGACTTATTGCGAGGATGCGAAGGTTCCGTTCCCGCTTTCTCAAAGAAGTTTTAAGGAAGAGCTTAAGAACTACTTCAGAGATTATTCTGATAGGTTTAATCTTGAGGACGGCTCACGAGTTCGAAGCAGATACAGCGGATTCAGAACGGATAAGTTCGAAGAAGAGAAGGAAGAGAGCGAGTCTGATGTACAACTTGCTACTATCGACTTTAATTCAACGGACTCTATATTTGACAAAGAATGCGCTGACTGTCCTGCACAGTATACCTCAGCAAAAGAGACCCCAAGCAAGAAATGGGAGAACGTTACTACAAAACTCTCTCAGCTTGACACTACGAAACTCCACTATGTGAAAGTTCCGGATAATCACATAGTGATTGACTTTGATATTAAGGACGACTCTGGCGAAAAGAGTTTTGAGAAGAATCTCGAGGCTGCAAGCAAGTGGCCAGCGACATATGCTGAACTCAGCAAGAGCGGTAAGGGCATTCATCTACATTATATTTATGTGGGCGATGTCACAAAACTTAGTAGCGTGTACGACGACAACATTGAAGTTAAAGTCTTCACCGGAAATAGTTCTCTCAGGAGAAAGCTTACCAAATGCAACAACAAACCTATTGCAACAATTAGCTCAGGGTTACCACTGAAAGGGGAGAAAAAGATGGTTAATTTTGACTCGGTCCAGAGTGAAAAAGGACTGAGAACATTAATCAAGAAGAATCTTGCTAAAGAGATACATCCAGGCACGAAGCCCAGTGTCGACTTTATATATAAGATTCTTGAAGACGCATATAACAGCGGGTTGAACTATGACGTAACGGACATGCGCAATGAGATATTTGCGTTCGCTGCTAATAGCACAAACCAAGCTGATTATTGTATCAAGCTTGTCAATAAGATGAAGTTCAAGTCTGAAACACCATCGGCTAACGTGGAGACAGCAAGTGATGCACCTATCGTATTTTACGATGTTGAGGTGTTCCCGAATCTGTTCTTAGTTAATTGGAAGGAGCAGGGCGAAGGCAAACCTGTTGCGAGGATGATTAACCCGACTCAGACAGATATTGAAGGGCTGCTCAAGTTCAGACTTGTCGGCTTTAACTGTCGTAGGTACGATAATCATATTTTGTACGGACGACTGATTGGATACGACAATCTCAAGCTCTATGAGTTGTCCCAGAAGATTGTCACGGGAGATAAGGACGCGTTCTTCGGCGAGGCGTATAACATATCCTACACGGATGTGTATGACTTTGCATCGGCAGGCAATAAGAAGAGCCTCAAGAAATTCGAGATAGAACTTGGCATTCATCATCAGGAGCTTGGTTTGCCTTGGGATAAGCCTGTTCCGGAAGATATGTGGATTAAGGTTGCTGAGTACTGTGATAATGATGTCATTGCAACGGAGGCGGTGTTCAATCATCTCTCAGCAGACTGGACAGCTCGACAAATTCTGGCAGACTTAGCGGGATCGTCTGTAAATGACACGACCAATACACTTACCGCCAAGATTATATTTGACGGAGACAAGAGCGCAAAAAGTCAGCTCAATTACAGAAACCTCGCAGAGCCTGTACACGAACTTGATGATGACACATTCAACTTCCTGTCTAAGGTAGCTCCCGAGATGATGGACGAACCCCACGGAGAAGCTCGAAGCCTTCTTCCATATTTCCCGGGGTATAAGTACGAGAATGGTATCTCTACTTACCAAGGAGAAGAAGTCGGTGAGGGTGGATACGTCTATGCCGAGCCTGGTATATATTTCGATATTGCCTTGCTGGATATTGCATCGATGCATCCGCACAGCACGATAATGGAAGTACTCTTTGGAGTCAAGTATACCAAGAGGTTCTACGACATAGTGTACGGACGAGTAAACATTAAGCACGAGGACTGGGAAGCGGTCAACAATATGCTTGATGGAAAACTTACTAAGTACGTCCAGAAGGTTATTGACGGAGAGATGACCTCGAAGGAACTGGCGAATGCACTCAAGACTGCTATCAACTCGGTATACGGCTTGACGGCAGCAAGCTTCGACAATCCCTTCCATGACAGACGCAATGTCGACAACATTGTTGCTAAGCGTGGAGCACTCTTCATGGTTGACCTTAAGAAGGCAGTACAGGCAAAGGGTTTCACGGTTGCTCATATTAAGACGGACTCGATCAAGATTCCTAACGCAACTCCGGAGATCATCCAGTTTGTCATGGACTTTGGTAAGCGATATGGATATACCTTCGAACATGAAGCTACGTATGACCGTATGTGTCTTGTGAATGACGCAGTTTATATTGCGAAGTATAAGGATGGTAAGCACGCTGGCGAGTGGACAGCCACAGGCAAGCAGTTCCAGGTACCTTATGTCTTCAAGAAGCTGTTCAGCAAGGAGAACATAGAGTTCGAGGATATGTGTGAGACCATGTCGGTAAGCACCTCTTTATATTTGGATATGAATGAGTCGCTTCCTGAGGGTGAGCACGACTATCACTTCGTAGGTAAGGTCGGAGCATTCTGTCCTATCAAAGCTGGATGCGGAGGCGGAGAACTCCTTCGTGAAGGCACAGATAAGGACGGTAACCAGAAGTTCTCAGCAGCTACTGGCTCGAAAGGGTTCAGATGGCTTGAATCAGAGACGGTCAAGACCCTTGGTAAAGAAGGAGACATTGACCGAACATATTACAACGCCATGGTAGATACGGCGATCGATACGATATCCAAGTATGGCGACTTCAGACAATTTCAGTCTGATGACAGCGACATGCCACCGTGGGAAGCACCAGAAGATCCCTGGCACGATAATGTAGCATTTAATGTGCGATAAAAATTTATTTATATTTTAAGGAGATTAATATTATGAACATCACATTTGCACCTAAGGGCATCCTTCAGATTAACGACGCTAAGATCATCTTCCGCAACTTCAGAGGCGAAGGCAGTAAGTTCAACCGTGACGGTGATAGAAACTTCGCTGTCGTCATCGACGATCAGGACGTTGCAGACGCTCTCGTCAAGGAAGGTTGGAACGTTAAGATCAAGCCGCCGCGTGAAGAGGGAGACACGCCTTTCATGTATCTTCCGGTAAAGGTCAAGTTCAGTGGGTATGGACCTCGAGTCTACCTGAACACGGGCAACAGACAGAACAAGCTCGATGAGGAGAGCATCGCTTGTTTGGACGACATTGATATTCTCAACGTTGATCTTGATGTTCGTCCGTACGACTGGGATGTCAACGGCAAGCATGGACGCACTGCATATCTTCAGGCGATCTGTGTAACTCAGGAAGTTGATCGCTTCAGCCAGATGGATGTCTTTGAAGGCAATGGCATGAGATAAATATTGAAATAATTACAGGTCGGCATTGGGTCACTCCGTGTCGGCCTGTTTTTATATTTTTATAAGGAGGTCATATATGAGGACTTTGAAGTTCATTGTACATGACCAGATTGTTGAAAAAGACCCTAAGTGCAATTTCGATAATCTGGTACCGGGAACAGCGGGGTATCTTCGAGCGGTATTCTCATTCTCATCTGAGTGGGACGACTGTGTTAGAGTAGCAGCGTTCTATTCTCAGATGGGGAAAGAGTATCCACCTCAGCTGCTTCGCAAAGGGACGACCTGCATGATTCCGGCTGCTGCTCTCAAGCGACGGATATTTAAGGTTCAGGTCGTTGGACAGAGCGAAGACAAACGGCTGACCACAAACAGACTTGAGATCTGTCAGACAGGAGGTAAAGCATGAGTGCAATATTAAGATTCAGGGACACGGTAGATAAGACCAAATTCCACGATGTTCCTGCCATTCGAGGATACAGCGCATATCAGATAGCTGTTAAGAACGGTTACACTGGTACTGAGGCCGAGTGGGTGGCGAGCATTACAGGAGTCGAGGGTAAGAGTGCATACGAGGTAGCCAAGGAAACAGGATACACCGGCACGAAGGCTGAGTGGATTCTCTCGCTCAAGGGTGAGAAGGGAGATACTGGTGCAAATGGTGTTGATGGTAAGAATGCATATCAACTTGCAGTTCAGGAAGGCTACGAGGGGAGTCTGACAGCGTGGCTCGCTTCACTTAAAGGTCCTAAAGGCGATAAGGGTGACGCTGGGGTAACGTCATTTAATAATCGTACCGGAGCAATTATGCCCGCTTCGGGTGATTACGACGCAGATAAAATCACCGAGACAGAAACAAATAAATTTGTCTCTCCTGCCGAGAAAGCAACATGGGATGGCAAACTTGATAAGGCTGGCGGCACTATGACTGGTGCAATTGTGGCTCATTATGACAGTACGAAGACCAAACAGGTATTCAATTGTCAGGTGTCCACTACAAACCTTACCGCCGGAACATCGACGCTGGAAAGCGGGGTTCTCTATATAGTCTATGAGTAAGAAGATTTACATTCCTGATAGCGGGAATATTGCTAGGCAGTCCAAGAAGATTTATATTTCGGTAAATGGAGTTGCACACAAAGTCAAGAAGATATATTTCGGTGATTCCGAGAACAAAGCAAGACAATGCTTTAGTTCGGAATATGTGTGGAAGAAGTATGTGTCGAAGAGATCGTATACACAAACCAAATATGAAAAATGGAAATCAACTACTTCATATTCGACCTTAGTTATCTTTCCGAATGTGAATTCTGACTTTGCAGTCGAAGATAGCGATGGTGGGGGATGGCAGTTTGATGTCGGTTCTGGTTTTAATTACAACGAAAACTATGGTACGTTTTCGCTTACCGGGATAAGACATGTACACACATCAACGACAGTTAGTCTGAGTAAATATGGCATCGAGACAATTCTGTCAAATAAATGGATAATTCCATTAAGCGGAAATACCACCATGTATCGTATAGGTGCGCAAATAGGCGATAACCTTGACTGGGTTGATCTAAATACTGTATATCATCCGGGAGATAGCTATACACTATATCACTACACCTACGAATACAAGGGTGACGTCACCAGTGAAAATGAGAACGCTTATACTAGCGGAACCGTTGGCGATTATACGAGCCGTGACAGCAACGATATTCGCACAGTATATGTCAGAATAATTGAATAAAGGAGGATCAAAAATGAGTCAGGTTGATGATATTCTTAACAACTTGTCTGAGGACGATATTGCTCTGTATTCTGCTGGGGAGGCCCCGGAAGAAGAGCACATAGTCATCGGAGACGACCGTGTCATAACTGTCCCAGACTCTCTTAAGAGAATCGCGGTGCAGTGGGACCACGATATCGAGACAGTGACGTTCGACTGCCCGAGGTATTGGGATGGACACGACTTGTCTAAGATGGTCATTTATATTAACCATCTGTGCCCGAGTGGGGATCTCGGAACCACAGTAGCAGCCAACGTCCGAATAGACGAGACAAACACAGACCTTCTCCACTTCGAATGGACTATCTCGGATTGTGTGACTACTGCTCAGGGTCATGTTACATTCCTGGTCTGTGCGAAGTGTCAGGATGAGGATGGATCAAACAGACATCACTGGAACTCGGAGATTAACCGAGAGATGTATATCTCTGAGGGTCTGGAGCTTCCCGCGGATTTTGTTGAGTCCCATCCGGATATTCTTACGCAGATTCTTCTGTTCAATAACAATGTTATCGAGCTTCAGAAGATTACAATGCAGAGAACGGCAGTCTATGTCGGATCCGGTGCTATGCCGGATGGGTATGATGTTCAGATTGACCCGAATGGAGGAGACATCAGCACCACAATTCAGGACGCAAACGGGGTGGCATTCTAATGACAGATTATATAGTAGATTCTACCGAGCTTACCTCTATAGCTAACGCAATACGAGCTAAGAGTAGTAAGACCGGGCAGTTGATATTTCCAGGTGGGTTTATGAGTGCTGTGAATGACCTTCTCACAGTCCCCGTAGCAAATCCCTATGTCGAGGAGATATATGATACAGATGGGAATTTGACGGGGGCTATAATGCATGGCATGACGAAAATACGAGCCCACGCGTTCGATGGTTGTTCTAAACTAGAATCGTTCGCTATTCCGGAGGGTATTACAGATATAGGCGAATATGCGTTCAGTGATTGTACCCTCATTGCTTTTACCTCGTTACCGAGTGAATTAACGAGTGTCCGTTCTAGCACATTCAAAAATTGTACTAACTTAGCTCTTACCTCATTACCAAGTGGGGTAACGAGTATTGGTAGCAACGCATTCAGCGGTTGTGATTCATTAACATTTACTTCGCTTCCTAGCGGATTGACGAGTATGAGTTTAAGTGCATTCTATCATTGTGATAACTTGGCTCTTACATCATTGCCTAGCGGATTAACTAGTATACCCCAATATGCGTTCGGATATTGTCCTAAATTGGCAATCACGTCAATACCAAGCGCAGTAACGAAGATAGACTCAAATGCGTTCTGGACTTGCACGGGTCTCACCTCAATAACATTTGAAGGCACACCAACCACTATCAACAGCTGGGCATTCAAAGATTGCACCAACCTCACCAGTATTAAAGTCCCGTGGGCTGAAGGTGCAGTCTCGGGGGCCCCTTGGGGTGCGACCAGAGCAACCATCACATACAACTACACAGGAGCTTAATAAGGAGGATTGATATTTATGGCAGCTAACTTATCTGGAGCACATGATCCCGATAAAACCACAGTAGGTATTCCTGGTCAGACCTATACGAACACGGTTACTGGAGAGATGTGGGTGTGTATTGCTGTATGCAATACCAAAGCACAAGGACTCGATAAAACCGAATATTTCTGGGCTCGAGTAGGCGAATCTGGTAGCTCCGCAGCGAACACGATCACCTATCTCGAAAACCTGGATAGCAACAACAGGATACCCCTCCGCTCGCTTGATAGTGGAATGTATGTCCTGCATGGATATTTTACATCTTACGCTGGCGCTCCAAACAGTTATACCTTCAGCCAAGGAATGCTTGTGTCTGTAGGGAAGGCGACCAACCAGTCCTATGTACAGATATTCTACTCCAAGGACAACACAATTCAGTACCTTGTTATCACCGATGACTCGGTTGAGAGGAAGGACGCTAAGCTTGTCAACATGGAATCTATCGCTAACAAGGTGACCGAGATCGACGACAGCGCAGACGACTATCATTACCCGAGCGCGAAGGGGGTATATGACGCTCTGTCAAAGTGCGGCGCAACCGCCCCTACGGCTCAGACAGAGGGTAAGGTTGGTACGGCATATTATGTCGTAGTTGACAATAAAGTAACCGAGATGTATGTCTGTGTGGCTTCTACCACAACAGCACGGACATGGGCAAAGATTGGCAACGCTGAAGGAGGCAACTACTAATGATGAAATTAGTTCAAGATGCATCGCTGACTTCCGTGGCTAATGCTATCAGGGCGAAGACGGGAGGTACGGATCAGCTTACTTTTCCGAGTGAGTTTGTCTCGGCCATCAATGGAATAACCACTGTGACCAATCCGTATATCGAGGAGACATATGATGAAGAAGGGAATTTGACAAGGGTAGTAATGCATGGATATACGAAGATTAGAAGCTATGGGTTCAACAATTGTACCAGGCTGGCTCTGACATCATTACCGAGTGGGCTAATCAGTATTGGTGCCCATGCGTTCGATGGTTGTACCAGGCTGGCTCTGACATCATTACCGAGTGGGCTAATCAGTATTGGTGCATACGCATTCCAATACTGCGCTTATTTGGATTTTACGTCGTTGCCTAGTGGGTTGACAGATATTACTATTGGTTCGTTCCGTAATTGTACTAACTTAGCTCTTACTGAGTTACCGAGTGGGGTAACGAGTATTGGTGATTATACATTCAGCAGTTGCAGCCATTTAGTTCTTACTGAGTTACCAAGTGGAATAACGAGCATCGGCATTTATGCTTTCTTCAAATGTGCTAATATAGCTCTGACATCATTACCGAGCGGATTGACAAGTATCGCGGATTATTTGTTCTACGATTGTACTAAAATAGCTCTGAAATCTTTACCAAGCGGAATAACGAGTGTAGGCCTTTATGCATTCCAAGGTTGTACTGGCCTTACATCGATAACTTTCGAAGGGACTCCAACGTCAATCGCCTCGAATGCATTCTTTAACTGTACCAACCTCACTAGCATTAAAGTCCCGTGGGCCGAGGGTGCTGTTGATGGTGCACCGTGGGGTGCTACGAACGCTACAATAACCTATAACTATACAGGAGAAGGAGAATAATATATGAACACCGTAAACTTATACAAATACGTTGAAACGAATGGCATTGTGGTGACTCCGCATGCCAGAAATGAAGCAGACACCCCGGACTCTTACCGCCTTATCGCGGATGAGGGTAAGATTCTGAAGAACGGAGAGAATCTCACTTACTGTGTCGATACCCGCACCATTGATGGGTGGGAGGAGATAGACGACCCTACACCGCCGGAGAAAGAGATGGGATACTTGGACATTCCCAATGAAGAGACAGACGCCACAATGCTCAGGGAAGAGACAGAAGAATAAAAGTTAAACATGCGGGGCCTGGGGAAACTCGGGCCTCATTTGTTGTTAAAGGAGAATTTTATCAATGACGACTAGTAAGCCCTTTTTATATCCTCACCAGGGTCAAGCTATCGATCGGATGTTCAATGGTTGTATCTTGAACGGGGGAGTAGGAAGTGGTAAGTCCAGGACAGGGTTATTTTACTACTTCAAGGAGAACGGTGGATGGATAGAAGGTCAGGAGTATACTCCAATGAAGAACCCCAGAGACCTTTATATTATCACCACTGCTATGAAGAGGGACAAACTTGAGTGGGAAGATGAGCTGTCAAACTACTTGATGTCGACCAATCCTAAAGCCAATTACTATACCAACAAGATAATTGTTGACAGCTGGAACAACATCAAAAAGTACGTTGGGGTCACGAACGCGTTCTTCATATTTGATGAGGATCGTGTATGTGGATCAGGTGCTTGGGTTAAGGCGTTCCTCAAGATAGTCAAGTCAAATAAATGGATTATATTGTCTGCCACCGCAGGAGACACATGGAGCGATTATATTCCGGTCTTTATTGCAAATGGATTCTATAAGAACAGAAGTGAGTTTATCAGAGAACATGTGGTTTACAGCAGATTCAGTAAGTTTCCTAAGATTGATAGATATCTTGGAACCGGCAAGCTGCTTAAACTTCGTGATCATATTCTGATAGATATGGACTTCGATAGACCGACAACTCAGCATCATGATGATGTCTACTGCGAGTATGATATTCCAAAGTACAAAGAAGCCATGAGGACAAGATGGGATCTTTATAAGAATGAGCCTATTCAACAGGCATCTGGTCTTTGCTATGTCTTGAGAAGGATTGTGAATGAGGATGAGTCTCGACAGGTTGCTGTATGCGAGATATTCGAGAAGCATCCGAAACTTATAATCTTCTACAATTTTGATTATGAATTGGAATTATTGAAAGGAATACATTATGGAGACGAGGTTAAAATCGCCGAATGGAATGGACACGCCCATCAACCTATCCCAGATTCTAAGTCTTGGGTCTACCTTGTGCAATACACCGCTGGAGCTGAAGGATGGAACTCTATCGAAACTGATACCATCGTCTTCTTCTCCCAAAATTATAGTTATAAAGTCATGCAGCAAGCTTCCGGAAGAATTGATAGGCTCAATACCCCCTTCCGTGACTTGTATTACTACCACCTTAGATCAAGAGCCAGTATTGATATTGCTATCGGAAAAGCTCTTAGAGAGAAGAAACAGTTCAACGAAAGCAGATGGGTCAAATGGTAATTCGCGTGAATATCATTTCCTTTTATGAAAGGAGTTAATTATGATGACCGAACATAATCAGGAAGTATTCAACAAATTGATTGAAGACTTGAGAAAACGGAGATTGACGTTATTCAAAATTGCCGCTCAGGTTGATGCGATGGTTGATGCACTCGAGTCGGATTCTTATACTTATGAGACTGACAAGATGATTGACAATTGTATCGCTGCAAGAGGTAATTACTTAATGGACTATCTCTACCGGGCAGGTCTTGGTCGAGATGAAGAACTCGAAGCGATATTTAAGGTCGCAATAGGAGACTTCAAATCATGAAAGATTGAGGCTTCGGCCTCTTTCTTTTTCATTTTTGAAAGGGGAGAAACATGTTTTGGAAACGCAAGTGTACCAAGATGATTCTTATCATCTTACCTGATGACTTTGATGAACAACACAAATACAAGGTCGCTATATCTAAATACCTCGAAGAACATCATATGAATGATATTCGCAAAGGTAAGATTGTGGATGGAACATTGTACAGCCACTCAATGGTGACCGAAGAGATCCAACTTTATGGTAATTGCGAGCTCGATATATTTGAGCTGCACCATTATATTGCTGAGTACGCGAAATCTACGACCCCTATTATGAAAGGAGAGTGATATTCTTATGAAGATCAGAGAGTACATTAAAGCAGGAATCGGTCTTGCAATCGGATTTACTTTCGTTGCATCTCTTGTGAAGGTTATTAACGACGGCGTTGATAACGAGCTCAAGAAGATGCAGAGAGTATTCGGTAAAGAAAATCTTGCTGATGAAGCTGAGAAAGCAGAGTAACACTCAATAAGAAAAGCTTAAGACCTGACAGAAATGTTGGGTCTTTTGCTTTTGGTTTTACAAAAAATGGTCCCAAGGGGGAAATAATAATGGAAAAGAACATGTTCAAAGTATACGGCGGTAATACAGTTTGTGGAGCGAAGGTGTCAAGTTACGGGCTTAGCAATGGATATTTGGATTACAGAGCACTTGCAGAGATTGTTGGTAATATGATTCTCAACAACGATGTGTGGTCTGCAACCGAGCCAGAGGATTGGGAACTAGTCTCTGGAGAAGATTGCTATGGCCTTGATATTGATGGTAACGAGTGCGACCCGCACAGCGATGAGTGCTATGACATTGGTTACTATGACGCTTACCAACATTATATTATCTCTGAGTCTGGCTACAACTTCTTGAAAGAGTATACAGATGAGATTGTGTATTACAACAATGAGCTCAACATATATTTATGGGCGATAACTCATTATGGTACAAGCTGGGATTATGTTCTTACCAATATTAAACTTGTTGGGCATAAGAACGAGAATAAGACAGAATGGAAACTAGGGCCTATCTATTGATGGGCTCTTTATATTCGAAAGGGGAAACGACTATGACTATTAAAGAAGCTTTGAATACCATAGACAAAGAGACTTGGAGAAAAATTAAGGACGCACTAAACGAAGCATTCGAAGAAGACATTAAGGAAGAAAACGACAAGATGTTTACGGAGCATGTCTACAACATCGTCAAGACCGAATCAAAAGGTCTTGATAGCATCTACGGAGATTATATTCAGCACCTTGTAGGGGTCTTCGGATTCAATGCTTTGCTTGAGGCTAAGCTTCTCGAGAGCTGTGGCGTTGTGAACGGAAGGCAGTTGTACGCTCTTGTTGAAATAAAGTAAGGAGAGATAATGAAACTATGTTACACGACATATCCGAATTCCAAATGGACACAATACCCGAATTCCAAATGGACACAATACCCGAGCCAGAATCGTGGCAAACCGCATCGCAATGGCTTGAAACGGTCATCGTGTGGGAATGCTGCAAACGGATATTGCTCCGCTCTATGCGAGTCAGACGCCACAAGAAAAAGCGCATCGACAAGAAATGGGAAAAGAGATACGGATATAGGAACTCGATATGAACGACAAATACATTGATTATATTTACAGCAAAGCTAAGGACGCTGTAAAGGACGTAGAGGAAGTTACGGACGACCACATCAGGAACGCAGTGGGGTCCATCGGATATTTCGCATTGGTAAATACGGGTCTATTAGACTCGCTCGAAAGGAGAGGCACCAGCAATGGTAAGAACAACGGAACAAAGGGTTTGCGAGGTCCACGGTGAATATGGATATTTTCATTTATGGGAACAGTCTCCAGATTGTACGTACGGACTCGTTGAGTTTTCGGACGGAACAATCAGGAGAATTGAGCCTACCAAAATACGATTCTGCGATGAGTATGTACAGGCGCTCAAGTATATGAACGAAGCAAAGGCCAAGCATCTTGCTGAGGTTATGGCGGAACATGAACAAGGACAAGATCGCTGAGCTCATTATGAGACGTCGGAGACAGGTTCTGATCCACAGTGTTATATATTACAAGATGGATACGAACTTGATCTCGGACGCTACTTGGAGCAAATGGGCTCTTGAGTTAGAGGAGCTTCAGAAGAAATACCCCGATATAGCAGATGAGCTGCCTTATGCAGAGGCATTCAGAGACTTTGATCATTCTACAGGTTGCAATTTACCGCTGGATGATCCTTGGGCTAATGAAAAAGCCAGATGGCTTATAAAAATAGAAAAGGAGATTTCAAAGCATGAGTGAAAGACAGAACAAGAAGCGTCGGTACAACCAGAGGCTCGCCTTTATAGCAGCCTTTACCCAATGGTTAAACAATGAACCGGCTTGGTGGAGGTTTATATCTCGAGCAAGATGGTTGACGAGAAGGCCAAAGGAAGAGGATTACTACGAGGTGATTGATCGTATTCCAGACTGGATCTTGGCAGATTTGGAATGGTGTATTAATCGTACTACGGAGGAAGACTAATATGAACCCGTATATGTATAAGGAAGTATATTTCGGAGACTATTGCAAGTCTTGTGAGCACTACAAACTTAAGGAGGACGAAGACCCTTGTGATGAGTGTCTGTCTGCCCCTGTGAACTTATATTCTCACAGACCAATTAAGTGGGAACAGAGTACTAAGAAAGTTAAGGAGATAAAAGATGAATGAGCTTGACGAGGTTCTGAAGGGCGAATACTCGGAAGAATTCGACAGAAAACGCAAGAACAGAGTTGCTGTATCGTACTATAAGTACGGGCCA